CAAGCTCGAAAACGCCAAGGATCTGGCCCGGCGCTGGTCGGAAGAAAACCAAGGAAATCAGTGACTTATAAAATAGTTGGGCTAACTTGCACTTTTTTGCATGTACCCTATTGCAACTGTCCGATTGCAGGCCTATCCTTAGTTCACTGATTTGAAACCAAGGGACAACCGACATGACCGCCACCTTGACCATCCACCCCGCCGCCATTGACGCCCGCCACGGCGGCCCCTTCGACCGTGGCAGCGCCGACAACTACTACGGCCGCCCCTTCGAGCCGCACTACTGGACGGGCGGCACGGGCAAGGGCCTGCGCATCGGCGCCGAGGGCATGACCCCCGTCGAGCTGGCCGCCTACGCCGCTGGTTGGGCCGACAACGAGGCCTCTGGCGACAAGAAGGCTTGGTAACATGCGCAGCACCACCCGCCGCCCCAAGCGCCTCTCAGCGCCCGCCCAGCGGGCTCTGGAGGACGTCGCCAAGACCTACGGCGTCAGCACCGACGAGGTGCTGCGCGTCATCGACGAGGCCGCCGCAGCCGTCCTGCGCCGCCACGAAACGCTTCACTGATCACCAACCGAAAAGGGACAATCACCATGGACAATTTCACTGCAGTCGGACTGGCCGAGGGCTTCATCGAGGCCGAGAGCGAGGAGCAGATCCTCGAGGCGTGGCAGCACCTGCACAATACCGGCCTAGCCTATCAGCTTCAGGGCTTCTTCGGCCGCACCGCCCAGCATCTGGTCGAACAGGGCCTCATCTCCGCCTAACCGTCAATCACAAAGGGACAACCACCATGAGCATCGCAGCACGTAAAATTTCCGCCACTTCCCACGTCGATCGGCTGGGCCAGATCAACGCCCAGATCGCCGACCTGCAGGAGAAGGCCAAGATCCTGTCCGACGAGATCAAGGGCTGGGGCGCCGGCCGCCACGAGGGCGAGCTGTTTAGCGCCACCGTCGCCGAGATCCCCGGCCGCGAGAGCGTCGATCCCAAGGCCCTGCAGGCCAAGCTCGAAGAGCTGGGCATCGACGGCCGCTGGTTTTCAAAACACACCAAGGTCAGCGCCGCCAGCGTTCGCCTGACCGTCACGGATCGTTAAACAATTCGCTTGCAACCCTGCGCCCTCGGGCGCAGGGTACGAAGCACATACTGGGGGGGGGGGGGAACCATGCACGTAGAGCCCGTCAACGACAACGACATGCCCGACGTGCGCGATCGCGCGCACGCCTTGATAGCCGACATTCTGACCATGGCGTGGCCGAGCAGCCACCCGTGCATCACCGGCCTGCAATTCGATTACCTCAAGGGCATGCTCGCCGAAATCGCCGTGAGAGACCCGCACGTCATGTCTACACTCGAGCTGCAGCGCGAGTGCGTCCGCCGCAACAACGAGGAGATGAGGTCATGAGGGGTGTCGATCAGGGGTGCGCCGGCGTCCTGCTGGGCTCCATGCTAATCTGGGCCGCGCTCGCGGGCGTGTTCCTGTGGGTGTTCACGCGATGAACGGAGCGCACCGAAACTTTGGGCGCAGGCCGCGCCATGAGCGCGTGTACGAGCCCGCCGCGCCCAAGCGCCCGGTGCAGGCGGCCCTGACGATGCTTGCGGGCATTCTACTTCTGAGCGCTGTCATAGCCGCAGGCTTCGCCGGCGCGGTCATCTTGCGCGAGCTGCTCTTGCTGGCCGGGGTGGCGTCATGAACCGCCGCGACATCTGGACCGCCGACCTCGTGCGCAAGCTCAAGGCGCTCTTGAAAAGCGGCCTGTCGGCGCGAGAGGTTGCCGTCAAGCTGGGCCACGGCATCACGCGCAATGCCGTGCTGGGCAAAGCCCTGCGCCTGCGGCAGGCGGGAGAGAAGATCGCGAGCGGCGACAGCAAGCCGGTGCCGCGCAAGACCGCCGAGGCCGTCATGGCCCGACGCAATCATAGGCTGGGCTTCGGGCCGTCGGCTTCTGCGCCGACTGTTCCCATACCGCCAGCCGAGATCAAGCTCACGGACTACGACGCCGTGGATCCCAGCACGCCGGGCCTGTTGCGCATCATGGACCTGCGCGATCACCACTGCCGCTGGCCCCTCAACAATGCGCTGGGCGGCGAGTATTATTTCTGCGGCAAGAACGCCAAGCGTCCCGCGCCGTACTGCGAGGCGCACATGGACGTAGCCTACACAAAGCTGCGCGGAGCAGCGGAAGAGACCAACAAAAAAGGGAGAGCAGCACGATGACGGGTTATGAATACGACGAATACGACGACTTTGATTACGAGCCGCTGACTTGGAAGGAAAAGCTCGCCGTGAGCGCCATTCTGCTGACGTCGTTTTCGCTTGTTGTCGGCGGCGCGGCGGCCATTGTCTGGTGGCTGCTGCTGTGACCATTAGCAAGCCAAACCCGAACGAGGGGCGAAAAGAGCTGCTGGCCAGTGTTCTGTCCAGCCAAGAACGATCGGCATCGTTGCGCGCCGGACGCGGCAAGACGATCTCGCTCATACGCTACAGCGCCTCGCGCGGCATGAGCCGCCGTCGCATCGATCAAATCTGGGGGCCCGAGCTGGCGCGCGTTGCGCTGGACGAGCCGCAGCAATGAGGATCACGAACATGAGGCACTTCGACAAAGACGCCCGGCAGATTTTACAGGAGCTGCGCGCGGATAGCAGCGAGAGCGAGTACCTCGACCTGATCTGGCTGCAGCGCTACCCGCAACCCTTTCCCAAGAGCAGCAACGGCTGGCCGTATCGCCAACACGGCGAGACGCCTGCCAAGAACATACGGGTCGTTAAATGAACAGCCCCGGATCCGACATGCTGCTAGACGCAGCGCGCACAGTCGCCGAGCGCGGGCGTGTATATGGCGACATGCGCGCCAACATGGAGCGCACAGCGCAGCTCTGGTCGACCGTGCTAGGCGCGAGCGTAACACCCGAGCAGGTCGCGCTTTGTCTGATCCAGCTCAAGGTTGCGCGCCTGCTGGTGACGCCAGATCACGCCGACAGCGCCCTCGACATCGCGGGCTACGCTGCCGTGCTGCGCGAGTGTCAGGCGGCAAAACCATGAGCGGCCTGTCCCCGAACCAGCGCAAGCTGCTGGACTTTGTCGATACGTTCATCACGCAGCATGGCGTCTCGCCGTCCTATCTCGACATCCAGAACGCCCTTTCCCTGCGCTCCAAAGCCAGCGTCTCGCGCTACCTCACGACGCTGAAGGAACGGGGGCATATCGAGTACATGCCGCGCCGGGCGCGCAGTATCACGGTGCTGTTCCCCTCGGAAGGCGCGCCGAACTGGGAGAGCGTTGCCCGCGCGCTATTCTTGCAGAACCGCGAACTGCGCGCGATGCTGGAAAAACTGGGCCAGCCGGTGCCTATGCCCGAGGTGGTGTTGCCAGAGAACAAGAGAGGAAAGCGTCATGTTTGACATCATCGGCTTCGGCCACCTTCTGTTGGGCGCAGGCCTAGGCGTGGGGCTTCTTGTGCTCTTCGTGGCCTACGACTTGTGGCGCAAGTCGCGGCGCAGCGAAGAGATCGCGCTGGCAGAGCCAATCACGCCGGAGATCCCACAGGTACCCAAGCCTTTTCGCGCGCGGGTTAAAAAGCCGAAGGTCAAAAGCAAAAAGTCTCCGCGTAGACGGCGGTAGACGCTACTGGTAGGTTGCATTGCCCGGCGCGTCGTGCCTATTCTCCGCGCCGGGCACAAATCACACGGAGCACATATTGTCATCTGGTATCGACCGCGCCATTGAAGCGGCAGGCGGCCCTCTCGCGCTGGCCAAGCTGCTCAAGGTTTCGCACCAAGTTGTGTATGAGTGGAGAAGGCGTGGCTGGGTTCCGCCCGAGCGCGCGCTGCAGCTAAAAGAGCGCTTTAAGATCCCGCTATCGAAGCTGGTAAATCCGAAGATCGCCAAGCTCATTTCTTAAAGCGTACAGGCCACGGGACATGGCAGACGGGGAGGGACACATGTCGAATGTGAGCGCAATCGCGCCGCAGCACCGCGATCTCGTGGCGCCTGCCGCCTTGCGCGAGTTGCCCGGCTGGTTGATCTGGCGCTACGAGGCGTCGGGCACTGGCAAGCAGCTCAAGGTACCGTATTACACCGACGGCGGGCGCAGGCACGGCCAGCAAGGCAGCGCCACAGATCGCGCCAAGTTAACGTCTTTTGCCGCCGCAACGGCCGCCGCCGCCCGGCGCGGCTTCGACGGCGTGGGCCTCGCCATGCTGCCCGAGTGGGGCATCACCGCGCTGGACTTCGACAAGTGCATCGGCACCGAGGGCATGCGCGACATGCCGCCCGAGATCATGGCGATCGTCGGGCGCACATACAGTGAGTTCAGCCCCAGCGGCATCGGCGTGCGCGCCTTCGTGCGCGGCGCGCTGGGCAATCACAAGAGCGCCGCCGAGCCGGGGCGCTACGGCTTCGAGACTTTTTCTAGCAACGGGTTCGTGACCTTCACCGGCAATCTGCTGCCACACGTTGACTTGCTCGGCCTCGAGAACACGATCGCCGAGGCTGACGATGCTGTGCGCAGCCTGTGTGAGGCGCGCTTCGGGCGCAGCAGCCCGGCGCCTGCGGTAGACAACGACGACCCTTTCGCGGGCCTTGAACCCCAGATCGGCCTGAGCGTCGAGCAGATGCAGACCCTGCTGGCGGGCCTCGACCCGGATATGGGGCGCGATGACTGGATCCGGGTCGGCATGGCCCTGCACCATGAGTGCGAGGGCGACGATACTGGCTTCGACCTGTGGAACGAGTGGAGCGAGGGCGGGGGCAAGTACCCCTCGGAGGAGGCCCTGCGCGCCCAGTGGGAGAGCTTCACCCGGCGCATGGGCCCCGGCCGCCGGCAGATCACGATGGCGTCGGTGCTCAAGATGGCGAAGGCGGCGGGCGTGCCCCTGCCGCGCCCTACGCTGGCGGCCGCGGCCGAAGACCTTAAAGCCGTCGCCGCCGATATCGCTGAACAAATCGCCGAGCTGCCTCCGTCCGAGGGGGTCTGCACGCCCGAGGGTTTCTCTGGTCGCTTCCGGGTCTACAGCGCCGAGAACCTCGCCCAGCGCCCTCCTGTGGGCTGGCTGATAAAGGGCGTCCTCCCGGACGCGGATCTAGGCGTCCTGTTTGGCGCCAGCGGATCCGGCAAGAGCTTCGCGGCTCTCGACATGGCCGGGGCGATTGCTCGCGGTGTGGATTGGCGGGGCAGGCGCGTCAGGCAGGGGCGCGTGATCGTGATCGCGGCGGAAGGCGGCGGGGGATACGGCAAGCGCCTGAAGGCCTACTGCCAGCAGCACAACATCGACCCGCGCGATCTGAACATCGGCGTCATCACGGCCGCGCCCAACTTCCTCGAGGCCGACGACATCTCCGAAGTGGTGGCCGCGATCGTCGCCGCGGGCGGCGCGTCGCTTCTGATCGTGGACACCTTCGCGCAGGTGACGCCGGGCGCGAACGAGAACGCGGGCGAGGACATGGGCTTGGCGCTCAAGAATGCGCGCGGCCTGCGCGAGGCGACTGGAGCCATGTGCCTGCTGATCCACCACGCGGGCAAGGACGTCAGCAAGGGCGCGCGCGGTTGGAGCGGCATCAAGGCCGCCGCCGACGTCGAGATCGAGATCAGCCGCGAGGAGGAGGAGAACCCAGTGCGCGAGATGCGCACGAGCAAGATGAAGGACGGCGACGACAACCTGCGCTGGGGCTTCAAGCTGGACATCGTCGACGTGGGCATCGACGGCGACGGTGACGTCATCACGTCCTGCGTCGTGATCGAGACTGATGCGCCCGCCGCTGCGGCCAGTGACAAGGACCGCAAGGGCGCCAAGAAGATCGGCCGCGTCGAGGCGCATATCCTCGACACCATCGAGCTGGTCGACAGCCGCGTCACGACTATGTCTCTGGACAAGTTCGTGAACCTCTGCGTCGAGGGCATGCCGCAGCCGGAAGATGGCAAGCGCGACACGCGCCGTCAGGCGATACACCGCGCTCTGAAGGGTCTAACCAAGGGCGCGGACGCGCCTCTGATGATTGAGCACGGCCGCGTGGCATTCTGCAAATAGATGCTTGCAAAGGCGTTTCTTTGCGTGTATGGGGTTTTCTACAAGGAGCAAAGCACATGAAAGACCGGACGTATTACCGTCAGATGGACGACATTTATTTGATCGAAGAGGGCAAGAGCAGCGCCCACGAGCTGTGCATTGTTCTCGCCGAACGTCTGGAGGACGCCATCTCTCTGGACGAGCAACTGGCCGATCAGCAGGAACTTATAGACGAGTTGCGGCGCGAGATGAACAGCCTGCAGGAAGAGCTGGAAGAGCTGAGAACCAAGAAGCATTAAACTGTAAACGAAAAGGGACAACCGAAATGACGTACCGCGTAGAAATTACTGCGCCCACTATTCACGAGCTGTCGGGCAAGCTCGCCGCCTTGGCGTCACAGCTCAAGGGATTGCCCAGCACGTTTGACGTGCCACGCATCGAGGCCGCCGAAGTCGCGGCATCCAAAGTCGCAGCACCGCCGCCCCAGCCTGAACCCCAGCCTGAAGTCAAGGACGAGCCTGTTGCGCCCGTAGACGGAACAGCGCCCCGCGAGGTGGACAATGGATGGGCCAAGGAGACGGGCTCTTCACGCGTCTATGATTACAACAGCGAAGTCGCGCCGCGCGTTCTGGAGATGGTCGGCAAGTGCGGCCGTGACGCTGTGAAGGAGTTGCTCGCCAAGTACAACGTCACGCGCGCGTCGCAGCTCGACGCGTCACACTATCCCAGCCTGATGGACGCCGTGAACGCGGCGATGGAGGATTAAGTGGCACAGCACTCTGTCCTGTCGCCGTCGGGCGCGCATCGCTGGATGCGCTGCCCCGGCAGCATTGCCGCCGAGAGCGGCCTGCCCGACACGCCCAGCAAGTACGCCGCCGAGGGTACGGCGGCGCATGAGCTGGCGTCGAAGTGCCTCGAGCTGGGCGCCAACGCCGAAGCGGTGATCGGCGATACCATGGAGATCGACGGCTTCACGATCACTGTCACGGCGGATATGGCGCATCACGTGAACGACTACTGCAAGCTGGTGCGCGAGTACGCCGAGGGCGGCCAGCTTCTGGTCGAGCGCCGCGTGGACTTCAGCGAGGCCATAGGCGCGCCGAATAGCACGGGCACGGGCACGTCCGACGCCATCATCATCCACCCGGATCGCATCACCGTCATCGACCTGAAGTACGGCATGGGCGTGAAGGTAGATGCCACCGAGAACGAGCAGCTCCAGCTCTACGCGCTGGGCGCCCTGCACGACTACGGCATGATGGGCGACTTTGGTGAGATCGTCATGGTCGTGCATCAGCCGCGCCTGAACCACGTCAGTGAGTGGTCTGTGCCGGCCGTTAAGCTGGAGGAGTTCCGCGAGAACGCGCGCCTTGCGGCCATCGAGGCGCTGGATCACAGCAACCCGCGTCTGGAGCCGGGCGAGAAGCAGTGCCGCTTTTGTAAGGCCAAGGCGACGTGCCCTGCGCTGCAGGCCGAGATCAGCAACACCGTGGGCGGCGTTGCCAGCCCGAGCGACTTCGCGGATCTGGCCGTGGCCGCAGAGGACGAGCTGTCTCGCGCCATGGAGCGCGTTGAGCTGGTCGAGCAGTGGTGCAAGGCGATCCGCGCCGAGGTGGAGCGCCGCCTGCTGGCGGGAGAGCCGGTGGCGGGCTTCAAGCTGGTCGAGGGCAGGCGCGGCAATCGCGCATGGACCGACGAGGAGGCGGTGGAGAAGCTATTTAAGAGCTTCCGCTTCAAGAAGGACGAGATGTATGATTTCAAGCTGATCTCGCCCACCAAGGCCGAGAAGCTCTTGAAGAATAACCCCGGGCGCTGGGAGAAGATCGAGGCTCTGACCTCCCGCGCCGAGGGCAAACCATCGGTGGCACCCGCCACTGATAGGCGGCCGGAAATGCCCGCCTCGAACTCTGCGGAGGATGTTCTCCGCAGATTAACTGCAGACTGAAAACTGCTAATTGGAGAACTACGAAATGCAAATCCGTATCAAGAACGTGCGTATCTCGTTTCCGGCTCTCGCCGAACCGGAAGCCTTTGGTGATGGCGAGCCAGCCTATCAGGCCAAGTTCATCATCCCGCCGAAGTCCGAGCAGGCCAAGACCATCAAGGACGCCATCGCCGCCGCTGCCAAGGAGCAGTGGAAGGACAAGGCGCCCGAGGTGCTGAAGATGCTCGTCGAGGACAAGAAGATTGCCTTCGTTGAGGCACCCTACCGCAACAAGAAGTCCGGCGAGACGTATGCCGGTTTCGAGGGCATGCACTACCTCTCGGCGCGCAACGCCAAGAGCCGTCCGACGGTCTACAACAAGGCCAACGTCAAGCTGGACGACACGCGTGACATCAAGAGCCTGATCTACTCCGGCTGCTACGTCCACGCTCTTGTCGACATCTGGGCGCAGGACAACAAGTGGGGCCGGCGCATCAACTGCACGCTGCAGGGCGTGATGTTCGCGAACGACGGCGAGAACTTCGGCGGCTCTAGCGTGGCCACCGACAGCGCCTTCGCCGATCTGGCCAGCGCCGAAGAGGATCTGGTCTAATGGCGGGCGCGGGGCACAACAGCGTCGCGGGCGATCAGCTTCGCAGCATCGTCGAGCGCATCGAGCGTCTCGAAGGTGAGAAGGCCGACCTCGCAACCGACATTAAAGAGGTTTACGCGGAGGCCAAAGGCAACGGCTTCGACGCCAAGACGATCCGCAAGATCGTCGCCCTGCGCCGCGTGGACGATGACAAGCGCAAGGAGGCTCAGGCGATGCTTGACCTTTACGCGCAGGCCATCGGCCTTGATTTGATCTAGACTAAGCCCCGGCGGCTTTGCGGCCGCCGGGGTCTCTCCTCCGGCGAGGCGCTTGCTGCCTTCCGAATGGTTGTCCCACCTTCCCTGTAAGGCTGGTGGTGGGCGCCTCACCGGAGGAGAGAACTGGGACAACCGATGACCACCCTGTATCTCGACCTTGAGACGTTCAGCGACGTGCCGATCACGCACGGCACGCACGCCTACGCGCAAAATGCGGAAGTGCTGCTCGCTACGTGGGCGTGGAACGAAGATCCTGTTCAGGACGTGTCGTATCCTACCTACGATTTTCTACAAAGTCTGGTAGATGAAGCCGACTTTGTCGTAATTCATAACAGTGCTTTTGACCGCACGATATTAGCGCATAACAACGTCTTCATACCTTTAAATCGCATAAACGACACCATGGTGCGCGCCTTGGCGCACGGCCTGCCGGGCTCTTTGGGGCAGCTCTGCGATATTCTTGGCGTTCCGACCGACAAGGCCAAGGACAAGCGCGGCAAGAAGCTTATCCAACTCTTCACCAAGCCGCGCCCCAAGAACATGAAGCTGCGCCGCGCCAACGAGGACACGCACCCAGAGGAATGGGCGGAATTTGTCGAATACGCCCGCCTAGACGTCGAGGCCATGCGCGAGGTGCACAAGCGCCTGCCGAGCTGGAATAGCACTCTCGCCGAGCGCAATCTCTGGGCGCTGGACCAACGCATCAATGACCGCGGCATCGCCGTCGATCTGGATTTGGCGCGCGCCGCCCTGCGCGCTGCGGCGAAGGCCGGCACCGATCTGGCCGAGCGCGCCAAGGCCGCCACGGGCGGGGCCGTGGCCTCCCTGACGCAGCGCGACAAGCTGCTGTCCTATCTGGCCAGCGAGTACGACTACATCCCCGAGGACATGACCAAGGGCACGGTGACGGCGGCTCTCAAGGGCGATCTGGACCCGGCCGTGCGACAGTTGCTGGAGATTCGCCAGCAGGCCAGCGCCACGTCCCCGGCCAAGTACAAGGTGCTGGTCAATGCCACGTCGCCCGATGGCCGCCTGCGCGGCACGCTGCAGTTCTGCGGCGCGGCTCGCACTGGGCGCTGGGGCGGGCGCCTGTTCCAGCCGCAGAACCTCCCGCGTCCTACGCTCAAGCAGCCGGTGATCGAGCTGGGCATCGCCGCCATGAAGGCCGACGCCGAGGATCTGGTCGTCGGCAACGTCATGGAGCTGTGCGCCTCCGCCGTGCGCGGCTGCCTGATCGCGTCGCCCGGTCGCAAGCTGGTCGTGGCCGATCTGAGCAATATCGAGGGGCGCGTGCTGGCTTGGCTGGCGGGCGAGGACTGGAAGACGAAGGCATTCACGGACTTTGACCGCGGCGTGGGCCACGATCTGTACGTGCTTGCCTACAGCCGATCATTCAAAGTCACGCCGGAGCAGGTGCTCGAAAACAAGAAGAGCGGCGACGGCATGATGCGCCAGCTTGGCAAGATCATGGAACTGGCGCTGGGCTATCAGGGCAGCGTGGGCGCCTTCCAGAGCATGGCGCGCCTGTACGGCATTGAGAAGGCCGAGGACGAGGTGACGTCGATCGTCAAAGCGTGGCGCAAGGCGCACCCACGCATCGTGTCCTTTTGGTACGACGTCGAGTACGCCGTGCGGCAGGTACTGCGCGAACCCGATGCCAAGCGCAAGGTGCGCGATCTGATGATCGACGTGGAGGATGGCTGGCTGCGCATCCGCCTGCCGTCAGAGCGTTACCTGTGCTATCCCGACGCGCGCGAGAACGAGGAGGACAAGATCACCTACTCCGGCGTGAACCAGTACACGCGCAAGTGGGAGACGCTCGAGACCTACGGCGGCAAGCTCGTCGAGAACATCGTGCAGGCCACGGCGCGTGACGTGCTGGCGCACGGCATGATGCTGGCCGACAGGGCGGGCTATGAAGTCTGCCTGCACGTTCACGACGAGCTGATCACCGAAACGCCCGACGACCCTGCATACTCCGCAGAGGGCCTGTCGGCACTGATGGCCAAGGGCCCCGGCTGGTCGCTGGGCCTGCCACTGGCCGCTGCGGGCTTCGAGTGCAGCCGATATCGCAAGGAGTGACGATGACCCCCGAAGGCAAGATCGAAGCCTATCTCAAGAAATGCGTGCTGGCGTCCGGCGGGCGCATACGCAAGCTGAAGTGGATCGGCACGCGCGGCGCGCCTGATCGTTTGGTGTGGTGGCCTCTGGAAGAAGGTCTTTTTGGCGTGCTGGCGCCGCACATCGTGTTTGTAGAAGTGAAGGCCCCGGGAAAGAAACCCACCAAGCAGCAAGAGCGCGAGCACAATCGCTTGCGCGCCGATGGTTTTGAGGTCTGGGTGGTAGATAGCACCGGCGCTGTAGACAGGTTCATGGCTGAAGTATGAGCCGCACCTTCGAGCCTCACCCCTATCAGCACGAGGCGATCGAGCATCTCTACAGCACGCCGCGCGCGGCGCTCTGGATGCCCATGGGCGGCGGCAAGACCGTCAGCACGCTCACGGCGCTCAACAACCTGAGCCTCGTCGAGGACGTCTTCCCGGTGCTGGTGCTGGCGCCCCTGCGCGTGGCCAAGACGACGTGGCCCGAGGAGGTCGCGAAGTGGGAGCACCTCGCCCACCTGCGCGTCAGCGTCATCACCGGCAGCGCGAAAGAACGGCAGTCTGCTATTCGTTCCCCAGCCGATATTTACGCCTGCAACTACGACAATTTGCAGTGGCTGGTGGGGGAGTTGGGCGAGGCGTGGCCCTTCAAGACCGTCATTGCCGATGAGTTCACGCGCCTGAAGAGCTTCAGGATCCGGCAGGGCAGCAAGCGCGCCGGGGCTCTCGGCAAGGTGGCCCACACCAAGGTGCAGCGCTTCATCGGCCTGACGGGCACGCCCAGCCCCAACGGCCTGCAAGATCTCTGGGGCCAGACGTGGTTCCTTGATCAGGGCAAGCGGCTGGGGCGCACCTACAGCGCCTTCAGCGATCGTTGGTTCTCCAAGGGTTACGACGGCTACAGCCTCAAGCCGTTGCCCACGGCGCAGGCCGACATCGAGGGGCGCCTGAAGGACATCTGCCTGACCGTGAACGCCCTGCCGGTGGACGAGCCGGTTCACAACCAGATCCGGGTCGACCTGCCGCCGGCGGCGCGCAAGCTCTATCGGGACATGGAAAAGGAGATGTTCGCCCAGATCGAGGAGCACGGCGTCGAGGCCCTGAACGCCGCGGCCAAGACCCTGAAATGTCTGCAGCTCGCCAACGGGGCCGTTTATACCGACGATCAGGGGAACTGGGCTGGCGTCCACGACGCCAAGCTGGAGGCGCTGGAGAGCGTCATAGAGGAGGCGGCGGGTGCCCCGGTGCTGGTGGCCTACCACTTCAAGAGCGACCTGCAGCGCCTGCGCAAGGCTTTTCCCAAGGCGCAGGTGCTGGACAAAGACCCGGCGACGATCGCCCGCTGGAACCGGGGCGAGATCCCCATCCTGCTGGCCCATCCCGCCAGTGCCGGCCATGGCCTCAATCTTGCCGACGGCGGCAACATTCTAGTGTTCTTCAGCCTGAACTGGAACCTCGAGGAGCACATGCAGATCATCGAGCGCATCGGTCCCCTGCGCCAGAAGCAGGCGGGCCACAACCGGCCGGTTTTCGTGCACTACATCATGGCGCGCCAGACCGTTGACAGCATGGTGCTGGAGCGCCTGCAGTCGAAGAAGACGGTGCAGGAGGTGCTGGTCGAGGCTATGAAGCGCAAGCAAGGGGTTGCACAAGAGCGGAAAAGCGAATAGCTTGTCGGCTGGTCATAAGGAGACAAGCCCATGGTCGCCGTTCGCGACAAGCACGGCAACGTGCTTTTTAACGAGCCGCCCTATTCAGAGGTTGAGCAGGCAGATTTGTACAAGCGCATGGACGGCGTGGCCGCGTTTACGCGCCCTGATCCGAAGGCTGACGTTCCGCCAAAGCCTTCCCGCCCAGAAGAGCCCCAGCAGTAGCGGGCAAAACTTCTCCGCGCTTCACTGCGGCTTTCAACGCTTCTATGCCGCCCTCGGCGAGCAGCTTTCGCGCGCGTTGTATGTCTTCGCGCACGGGCTGTTTCAGCTTCACCGCAAGTTCTGCGTCGCGCTCTAGGTTGCCTCTCGCTTTGGCGCGAACGGCCAAACTTTCTTGAAGGTTTTTGCGAGCGCGCGCGGGGAGAGCTTCAAAAGTGCGCAAGAGTTCTTGCGTGACTTCGCCAGACCCCGGGCGGGTCGCCACCTCGAACATCGGCGCGTAACCAGTGTCGAGGAAAGTCCGAGAAGGCGCGCCGGCCGACGGCAAAATATCGCGTATGCCGCGGCCCAAGCTGCCCTTGAGCGCGGCCCTCGTCTGGGCGCCAGTGGGCGCGTTGTCTGCAAAACTCGTAAGCGACACACCTTGCCCACTGTCGATGATGTCGCCAAGACCGTGCTTTCGGCCCAGTTCCTTGAGCGCCAAAATCGTATCGTACTTCATCGGCCCTTCGTTCGGTACGAACACAGAGCCCATGGCGCCCGGTTTGGCGTTAAGGATAGGCTTATGCCAAGCGCCGGCGCCCTGCGCGTCGATATAAGCGCGAAGGCTTTCAGCCGCCGTAAGACCTTGCCTAGAAGCGTCGTCGACACCCGCGCCGCCGGCCTTTACCCCCACGAGAGGTCTTGCCACGCGTGCTGGATTGATCTCGAGGACGCCGCCCGGAGGGGTGTAAACGCCCGTGGCCTCCAAAGTCGGCCGTTGATAGAAACCCAGCGCGTCGTAGATCGCGTCGCGGCCCTCTGCGTCCGTCCACGATGAACGCGGATCAGCGGCGTAAGCGCGACGAACAGCGAGGTCGCTGTCGACCAAACCGGGCAGATGGCCGGTCATGACGCCCGGCGTTTGTTCATGCGTCGCAAATACCGAGTATTTGTTGGCGTAGTCGGGGTACGTCTTTGACGCTTCGGCGATGCCTTCCGCCTCGCTGAGATTTCTTTGCTTTGCCAAACCGCGGCCCTTGCCAGCCACCCAAGGCGCCGCCTGAACTTCGTGAGCTTGCCAATTACCACGCCCGGCGAGCTTGTTTTGATTGGCTCTATCAGTTGCCAGCACCGTTTCGTAATCAAGAAAACGATGCTCTTGCGGCGTTAGAGCACGCGAGAACGCAGAATTATCAGCGTTCTTGTAGCCGAAACCGCGCGCATGCCAAATATCATTCGTGCCGGTCGTTCCGTGCTCCATCGTCGGGTCAAGATGCTGGCCATAGACGCCCGTCTTTTTCCCGAGAGGTATCTCGACGCCAAGATCTCGGGCCTTGTTATAGGTAAACGCCTGCGCCCCGGTGCGCACTTTTGCCAAAGGAACGCCCATCTCGTAGGCATTATGTCCTTGAAGCGCGAAATTGAGATTAGTATCGGGGCTTGCTTGCGCCGACCACAGGGCTTCTTCTTGCGCCAGCAGTCTCTGCCTCGCCGGATCGGATCCGGCCCATTCTCGATTGGTGGCACGCGCGCGGGTGTACCAGTCGCCGCCCGGAGCGCCCGCCTCGACATCTCTATCGAAGGCGGCGCGCATGGCCTCTATGTCCGATGCACTTTTTACGCCTCTAGGAGCGCCGATAACTTGGCCGGAAGCGTCGCGCATGATGTGAGGCTCCTCGCGCGCGATCTTCACGGCGAGATCCGGCGAGACGGTACGAAGATCCGGCGTATTGACGATGCCTCGAACTTTTTTGGCTGTTTTTTCCGCGAGTTTCTTCTCCGCGGCCTTGGCGCCCTTCGCGGCCGCCTTACCGCCCGGCAACATGGTCAGCGCGGCGGCAGTCAGACCTCCCGCCGCCTCCAAGGCGTTCTTGTTTTTCGCGCCGCGACCGATCTCTCGGCCTGCTTCCTGAGCCGCCAAAGGAATGCCCAGCGGCGTGAAGTCTACGAGCGGCAGCGCGCCGCCCGTGTTGCCTGCGCCGCCAGATCCTATGATGCCGCGCACCAAGCGCTCGCGCATGCCGTGACGCGGGGCGTTCTTGAGCAGAAGCGCGGCCAGCTCATCGCGGAGGGTGGGTTCGTAAGCGTATGCGTCGGCCATCTCATCAGCCCCTGTATTTGGCGGTCTTCTTCGCCGCAAAGCGCGGCTGCGGCACAAACTGCTTGCCCTTGGCCATGCCCTCGCGCTTGGCGCGGGTCGTGGCGGCGTACTCCTTGGCGCTCAAGGCTTGGCGCGCCGCCTTGGGCAGATACCTCTCGCCGGTGGCCTCGGGCCCCTGCACCGAGGGCTTGCCGGACTTGGTGCCCCAATCCTCGCGTGTCCAGCGCGACAGAGACTTCTGCGCCTCGGTCTTCGGCCCCGTATAGCCGCCGCCCGACTTCTGATAGCGCTGCGTGGCGAGCTGGGCCTTACGGGCCGACCACTGCCCCGGCTTGCCGCCCTTGTCGCCAGCCTTGACGCTGGCGACAATACGCTTCCACTTCGCTTCGTCAGTGTGGGCCATTACTGCAGATCCGGGCCGGGAGTGAGTGTGGGTTCTTCTTCGAAGGTTGGCACGCGAAGCACAAAAGGCTGTTCAGGCGCCGCTGTGTCCACACCTTCACCCGGTGCCGGTCCGATAGCAGCAGCGGCTCCTCCCGCGATCTTTTGTTGTTTTCCTACACGCTTTTGTGTCTCGGCAGCGCGGCGTGCGGCAGCATCGCGCAGACCACGAAGCGTCTGCGCTATTTCTGCGGGGCCTTTGGTTTTAAGTATCCGGGCCACTTGTGTATAAACCGCATCTGAGACGTTTGCGCGTTTTGCGTAATCCAACGCGGCTATACCAGCTCCAAGCAAGCCGTTACGGCCGCGGCTTATGACGTCTGCGATTGTGTTTACGTCACCGGCCGATATGGCTGCGTCCAGATCTTCTTTACTGGCCACGCGTCTGGCAGTGGCTGAACCACCAAGAAGTTGCGAGCGGCCTGTAAAAAGCTCGCTCTGGCGACGCAAGGCTTTGTCGAGGACGCGATATTCTTTCGGCTCCAGAATAATCTGTAGCTTATTGCGCCAATCTTCGGAGCCTATAACGCGTTGCGCAAAGTTACGGTTGCCAGCGGCGTCCTCTGCAGGTTCCAACAGATGCTGAAGCAACCCGGTCTTGGCGGCTTCTTTCTCGCCGGAAGACAGAGCTTTTTTACCAGACCAAAGCTGTTTCACTTCCTGCCAGCGTATGTTCGGCAATTCCTTCCGGCCCAGCTCCAGTGCGTTCGCCACCTCAATATCGCCCGCATAAGCCTTGCGGGCTGTTTTGTAATCGGGCGCAATATCGTCCAAGCGTTCGACCATGGCGTCGCGCATTTCCTTGAGCGCGGTTGCTTCGCCCCCTTGGCCTCCGGCGTACAAAGACGATATGCGCCTATCTAACGCCTGCTTTACAAAATCCAACGTGCGCACATCGGGCGCTTCGCCAGTCTTTTTTGCTCCTACCAAATTGCCCTGAACATCCAAGATTGGATCGTAAATAGGTTTCAGGGCGTACTTGCTGGCATCTTCGCCCCGGGCTTTTGCTGCGGCGGCGAGACGTTCGGAGTTCAGCGACGCATCCTGAAAGGCTTTTTGCACGTCGGGATTGTCAAGCAAACCCAACAACGCGGGATCACGAACATCGCCCTGCTCGTATGCTTTTTCGTACAGATTATTAGCCCGCGCGCGCAGACCCGTCATAACCTGTTCTTGCCGAGCAAAATAATCTGGCGACGGAATGGCTTTCTGAATGGCGGCTTTATATTTTTCAGGCGCGCTTACCTGCTGCCCTGCGATTTCTTCGACAAGCTCGCGGCGTCCCGCGCTGGGGCGCTGCGCCACAGTTTCAGCAAGCGACATAAGTTCAGGGTTAAGCTGCGCCATTACCGCAGGCGTGCCCAGTTCTTCGTCCCGCAAGGCGCGAGCGTAAAGCTGGCGCGGCGTGGCTTGCCCCCGCTCGGCCGCGCGAGAAACTATTCCTTGGGCTTGTTCTAACGCGCGCTCAGGCGAAACTCGGCCCCTAGCTGCCCGATACACGTCGGCCGCGTAGCGTCCTGTGGCCCCCGCCGCTGGAATAGCCGCGCCTAAAGCGCCGCCCAAACCCGCGCCTACGGCGCCAGTAGCAAGACGGTTTTCTAACCCGCCTTCACCGGCACCAAAACCAGAAATGCCGCCGGCAAGCGCTCCTTGGCCCACAACCGGAGCAATCGCGGGCAAAGCTGCGCGCACACGGCTGGCAAGCGGCGCGGCGGTCTTCATCGCGCGAACCGCCATGGGTATGCGTCCGGCTATTCCGGCAACAGGTATAAGCGAGCTGGCCAATCCTGTGCCCAGTTCTATGCCTGTTGAGATGCCGGGTTCTTCTTCCTTGTAACGAGCGTATTTACGCCGAATGTCTTCGAGCACCGTGCTATAGTTTTCGCCTGCGGCGGCGCGCAAAGCAGCCTCCGCCTCGTCTCCGAGCGAAAACAAGCCTTGGCCAACCGCGCGAGCCCGACCAGCCCAAAGATCTCCTTCGCTCAGGGGCTTCGGGCCTTCTGGCACCAGTTTTGGCGCTTTGAAGAGGGGCTCGTTTTTACCGGCCATATGTTATTCATCCCCTTCGGCGACAGAAGTAGCGGGCATTTTAGCATTTTCTCGCATGGCCGCGATGCCGCGCTCCATGGCGTCGACATACTCTTGCGCGGCCTGCTTAAACTCATCTTCGCTTTGCGCGGTACTCATTCGCTGAATAGCCGCTTCGGCCGCCTTGCCTTCGCGTTCGGACACCGGACCGGTTCCGCGCAAGGCCTGAACACCCGCAAGAAACGCTGTGCCTTTTATTTGGTTGAAAAGCGTTTCAGCACCGCGGGCGCTAGAACCGGGGATTGTGTATACGCCTAAACCACCTTTGAAGGGGTTGGGTCTGCCAACCAACGCCTCGAAACCGGGATGCGAAAGCAGTTGCTGTATCTTGGCGGTAGTGGCTTTGGCGGCCGCGACGGCAGACGGCAGGTTTTGCCTAGCATTCGCGCGGTCCTTGCCCACAGCCTGTCCCTCGGCTTTTGCCGCGGCCGCTCCCGCGACTTCGGCGTATGTCGGCTTTTTTGACTTTCGTTTTGCGTCTGCGAGCTGCTGGTATTTGATGGCGAGATCCGCAAGATCTTTTTTCTCCGCCAAAGGATTGCCCGGAACTTTAAGCATTCCGGGTGTAGCGCTTTCAGAGACGGGACGAGCAGTTTTAAGATCAAACGCCATCACTTCACCTCTACGTGCTGCTTACGGTCAGGGCTCACCCACGCGGTGTTGCCGGCAGCGTCTTGCTCGAGCGTCCAGTCGGGCCCCACACCCGGCGGACGGGCATTGGTACGTTGCTGCATCGAGCTGGGCGTCACCTGCATGAGCGTAAATCCGCCGCGCCCGTCAGGAACCTGTACCCACTTCGGCGTATTCGCGATGCGATACTGATCCGACAACGCCTTGAACCGAGCTTGAGCAAGTTCCTGAGCAGCATCGATCTCTGCTCTCTTTTGCTCAAGGCCCAGTTTGCCTGTCTCCATGCTGTATTTCATCAGCAAATCACGCTTGGCATCTTCGGCAGCGCGCGCAGCTTTCTGCTGTTCCGCCAGCACAGGCGCGACGTTTGCAATCATCCCGCCGAAACCGCGGTATCTGGTCGGCTGGGAAAGAGCAGCGCTAAGAGCAAGCAGGTTCTCGGCGGCGCTGGGGCCCGCGCGACGCGCTTCCAAGTCTTTCGTGTACTTGTCCCACAGCTCGCGCTGCGGCGCGTAGACGTTTTTCTCCAGCGCGGCAGCGCGGGCACGATTGCTTGCCTCGAGCTGGCTATAAGCCGCCTGCATATCAGGAGACAGCATGGAGATGTCTTCGGCGTTTTCATCCTCGTCAAAATAGGACAGTCCGGGGCTGCTCATGGCTCGTTCCTTAAAAGATATTGATACCGGCGTCTTTAAGCAGCTTCAACGCGCCTGCTCCCGCGGTAAGCGTGCTCAGGCCGGTCGATAGGGCGCTGGGCGTGTATTCTTGCGGGTACGATGTCGGCTGCACGCCGACTTCCGTCGTGGCCTTGGGCACCGCGCCAGCGCCACCAACACCGGTGAGGGTCTTGAGCGCCGCGTCGATCTGCTCCTGCGGGTAGCCCTGCTGCTTGAGGAAGTCCTGATAGGCCAGCGTGAGGTTCTGCTGGTCGAGAGCCTGCTGCGCCGCGCCGACGTCGGTGACGGCCTTGGCGCCCGCCAGACCCGAGGTCTGAGCCGTGGTGCCCAGATCGGCGAGGGTCTTGGCGACGTTCAAGCCGGAGGTGACGCCCTCGGTCCCCAGATCGCCGGCGGTCTGAGCGAGCTGCGCCTGACGACGCAGGTCTTCCTGTGCCGCGGTCAAGGCCCCGCCATAGCCGCTCTGCAGCGCCTCGGCCTGCTTGGCCAGCGTGCTCTCGTAGACGTCGCGCAAGCCGCGACCGACCATCTCGGCCTGACGCGTGCTGCCGAACTGACCGGCGCCGATGAACTTGTCGCTGATCTGCGGCAGGAGCTGCTCGCGCAGAGTACGAGCGCCCAGCTCGCCGATGCGGCTGACGACCGCCTCGTTGTAGGGGTTCATGTAGCTGGCGATGTTGCTGTAGGCAGGCGCCGCCGCGCCCGAAAGATAGGGCTGCGCGGCGGACAGGCCGGACTTGCCGATCTGCTGCTCGGCGACGCTCATGCCCTGCCGAATGGCGGGCATAGCAAGTCCGGCGGCGCCGATCGTCTGCTCCATACCCTGCTGTTGCACCGGCGTGAACCCCGCGATGCGCGGGCCCTGATACGTCGGATACGGCGTTGTGGAGATGTTCTTCTGGCCCGCCAGCAGCTCCTGCGCATAGTTCGTGTACCAGTCCGGTACCGCAGACGTGGTGGTCTTGGCGACGGGGGCCGAGCCTGCCGGGATCGGCGTGCCTTCGGTCAGAAAATCAAGCAGAGCCATTACGAACGTCCTCCGGCCATGTAGGCTTGCGGGTTTTTAGCATTGGCGCTGAAGCGGCCCTTGGCCAGCTCCTTGCCCTTGTGTTTGCGCACGTTGGCGCGGAAACGATCCAGCTTGGCGGCGCCCGCCTTGTTGGATCCGTTGCCCAGCAGCGCGACGGTCTCGGCGTCGATAACGTATTCGCCGTCGCTCAGGACGGCGGGGATGTCATCGCTGCGCCCATCGCCGGGGCCCTTCACGGCAAACGCCCGCTTCGGTGCCGGCGTGGAGCCGCCAGCCGCAAAGCGCTGCGGCACGTTCGCGAAGAAACTGCGCTCCGGGCCGAAACCGTAGCGCTTCCAGTCTACGTCGCTCATGTCGCGGGGCGCGCGATCAGCAGCCGACGTGCCGCCGCCGAAAGACGGAATGTTTGAGCCGGTCGGCAGCGGGCCGGTACCGCCGAAACCCGCAGGCATCTGCCCCGCGCCGCCGGGCACCGTGCCGGTTCCTGCCCCCGCGCCAGAGCCGCCCGAACCACCGCCGAGGAGCGAGGCGAGGCCGAGTGCCGTGCGAATGTAGCTCAGGTAGTCGGGCGAAGAGGGCGCGGGTGTGGCAGGAGCAGTTGCCCCGGAAAGCGCGGGGACAGTGGCGCCGATAGCGCCCAGCTCAAGCGCCAACTTTGCGTCTAGGTCGCCTTGAAGGGTCTGCTGGTCCGTGGGCGACGCGTTCCCGGTCACCGTAGTCGTTTCGCCTCCGACGATAGGCGGCAAAGTGCTGCCAGCCGCGAGCGTGTCTAGAATGTCGTTTATGTTGCTTCCGGCAGGCGCTTCCGCCGTGGATGTCGTGGTTTCGATAGGCGCGGCTGACGTTCCGGCGGCCGCCAAACCCCCGCTGGCGACAGCAGGAGGGACGTACGACGGGACGGACACCGGAGCGGTAGTTACTACCTCCTCGACACCCGGGCTCACCGGCGGCTGAGTAGCCGCGGATCCGCTCGATAGCGATGAAAGACCCGCGCCAAGAGCACCGCCGGCAACAGCCGCGGGAACTAGCGTCGACGCAAGCGTGGGGGCCAGTGCCGTGCTGATAGCGGTCTCTCCCGCAAAAGGAGCGAGCGCCCCGAGAACGGAGCCCGCCGCAGTGCCGCCCGCCGCCCCGGCAGCTCCGGCGCCTGCGGCCCCAGCAGCACCACCCAAGCTGGACAGGCCGCCCAGCAGGTACGGCGCGCCGATCGCGGCTGCCGCGATGGCGGGGAGGATGTACAGCCAGTCTAGGTTCTTGTCGGGATCTTTTACGTCCGACGCCACCGGCTTCTGCGCGTCGGTGCCGTAACCCGTGACGATAGACCAGTTGGCCTTGTTGCCGCGCGAGCTGGAAGTGAGATTGGCCAGATCAGACAGGGCGCGCAGCTCTTCGGGCGTCGTCGCCGAGGGGCCCATCTGCTTGCCAGTGACATTGTCGATCAGCGTATAGGTCTGACCCGGCGTCAGGTACTGGTAGCCAACGCCCGGCGTGCCGGTCTTCGTGCCACCCGTCTTGACGTCGCCGTAGTTCACGACGCCATAGCCGAGGTTGGAGATCATCTGCTCGGGCGTCAGGCCCGAGGCCATCGCCGTGTCGATCTCAGAGCCCGGCGCGTAGTGCGGCGTCCACGTGTCGACCTCGACGTTGGGATCTTCCGACGGCTGATTGTACGTCGGGTTCATGAAGTCGGGCATGATCAGCGCCGCGCCCGGGTAGCGCCCGGCGAGATCGTTGAAAGCGTCGCGCAGCGACTGCAGGTAGGCTTCCTGCTCGCGCGTATAGCCGCCGGGAGAGTAGAAATCGTCGGCCATCAGCCACTTCCCTCAAGCATAGGATACGCGCGCATGGCCCATTCCCGCCAATCCTTGAATTGATATGGGTCTGGCGGGTTGCGCTGCGAAAAGGGTGTCGCGCGTACAAAACCAACCGCCCAGTCTTGCCAGCGATCTTCGTCGTCCAGACGGCCGAAAGACCAAGCGTCGCCGACGGACAGTATTACACTATCGGCCCAGTCGCGCAAAGACATGCCGCGAGGATCGATCATCCGATCACCGTGCCGTCGCCGGGCTGCAGGTGGGCCAGCACGAGGCCCATCTGGTAGTCGCCGCCGAGCGCGTTGCTCTCGAAGTAAAAGCGCAATTCGCGGCGCTGTTCCTTGAAGTATATGATTTGTTCCTGTGGCGTCTGAGGCGTCTCGACGATGGTCTTGCTCTCGCCGTTGACCTCGGGCGCGCGGGCGTTGGCACGGCCGCGCACCTGCACCGTCAGGGGGCCGGACTGCACGAAGTCCGGTTCCAGAATAAGTACCTGAAGCGCCTTGTTAATTTGCTGCTGAACGGGCATCGAGATGTCGCCCGTCTCGAAGTAGGAGAGGATCGGCTGCTGGCTCTGACCGTTTATGGCGTCCGTGCCGACCTCGTGGATCCAGAAATTATAGGGCTGGTTGAAAGTGACGTTGAAGGCCGCGTCGACACCCGTGCCGCCCGTGGCGGCCACCGGGTCCGCCGGCGTGACGGTGTAATTGCCGGCATTCGTGATGCTGACCGTGTCGATGACGCCGCCCGTCTCGCCCGTGACAGTCAGCTCGACCGGGATGGCGTACTGGCCGCCGGACAGCGTCAGGACGTCGCCAGCGGTGTAGCCAGTGCCCGGGTCGTCTATCTCAACGCTTTGCGCGTTGTAATTCTGGGGCTGCACGCCGCTCATCAGCGGCTTGCGGAACACGGTCGCGAAGGCGCCAGCGCCGCGCCCACCTTCGGGCAGGGGTGTGTCGTACCATGTGTTTTCGCGGACGTTGTAGATGACCGCCCAGTTGGGCTCCGTGGACGTCCCGAACGGAAAGCAGAACCAGATCTCGCCGAAGCGCGGGACTTTGGTCGCGAAGACCTTCTGGCGGTACTGATAGTTCAGGTTGTCGAAGAAGAAGTTGATGTTGAGGTTGTTCTCGACCTCGCGCACGACGCCGTTGAACATCAAGAAACGGTCGGTGCCGATCCAGTAGAAAATTCCATCGTACTCGATGACCGACTGCGCCGACAGGATCGACGACTGCGTGGAGATCGTGTCGAACTGAAAAACCGCGTCGCCGCCCACAAACGAGGCGCGTAGCAGGCTGTCAGCGGACCAGAAGAGCCCCGAGGGGGCGTTGCCCGGGCCACCGCGCAGAGGAATGCCACGAACGAGCTTCTGGCTGGTGATGTTTGCCGCGCCGGATCCGGCGCCCGTAAAGTCTGTGGGGTCGCCCGGAACGGACCACGCGACGTAGCCCTGATCTCCAAAGACAAACGTGTAGGGGTGCAGGGCTACGACGCCGCCCGTCAGGCTTACGCCGGTGGGCAGCTCGCCTCCGCCAACGGTCAGCTCCGTGAGCGCACCCGTGCCGAAAAGATCGCCGTAGAAGAGCTGGCCGCCCTCGTTGTTGCAAATGCAGTTGAGATTGGGCGCGACCTGCGCGATGAGCTGCAAATCGCCATTGCCGTCGTGATCGGTGTCGAACTGCCAAAGGTTACGATCATCGAGGACCAGCGTGCTGGGCGTTCTGTCTGTGATGACAGAGGTGTTGTTCGAGCTGTCGATGTAAAAGCGCTCGACCAAGCTGGCCGATCCCGCGTGCACGTAGGTAAGCTGGTTCTTGGTGTAAACGTCCAGCGAGCGAACCAGACCCTGCAGATACTTGTTGATCGCCCGATAGCCGCCGATCTTGCGCGGAAGGCCGCGCTGAAACCGCACCCAGCGTCCGTCGACGTAATTGTCGCCTTCGAACTTGGTGCCGTCTCGCTTGATACCCGGCTGAGACGCTATGCGGACGATGTTCTCGGCCATTAGCTGATCGCCACCGCAAAGCTGTAGCTGTCGTCGGTGCCTACGGCGTCGATGGCCGCGCGCGCGGCTGCGGCGTTAGCTGCCGTGAACACTGCGATGCCGGTCGTCGTGCCGCCCAGATTGATGAGCGCGCCGCCCGCCGACGTCGCGCCCGTGCCGCCGTCGGCGATGGAAATGGGCGTGGCGATAGCCGCCGTGTCGGCGTTAACGACCTCGGTACCGTCGCAGTAGAAGATGCCGCGCGACCCCTGCACGACGTTCACGGCCGGGGTCTGCGAAGCCGTAGCGAGGCCGAGCGTGTAGGAGCCGGTGGTGGAGTTGTCCACCCAGTACTGCTGCGTCGTGCCCGGGACTTCGATGACCATGTCGGCCAGCAAGGTGCCGATGAACTTGTAGGCGATGCGGTTCAGCTCGGCGCCTGACAGCACATAGGGGCTGCTCTGCCCGGTCAGGTCGATGGACGTGTAGTCGAACGCGAAAACCGCGTCCTGACCGAAGCCCACGGTGAACCAACCGATGCCGTCGCTGTTCAGGACAGCGCTGTCGCCGGGGCGCAGGGTCAGCGTCGATGCGCCATTGATCTGCTCCGAACCAGCCGGGTCGATGGTGAGATTTCCGCTGCCGCCGTTGCGCGCGGAGATAAAGAAGCCGTTGCCGACACCGGCGGCGGCGGGCAGGCTCAGGGTGCCAACGCCGCCCTCCCACACATACAGAGCCGCGCGGTCGGCCGCGCCAGCCGTGTAGTTAGCGTTAAACGTGACCGTAGGGTAGGCCTGAGACAGCACGCTGCCCTGCGCCACAAGGCCATAGCCGGCGAGGGCGGAGGCCTGCGCCTGCGCGGTGGCCGCGCCATAACGGAACGTGCGCCAAGACCCGGCCGCCGTGGTGTTGTCGGTGAGGTAGAGCTGCCACTGCTGGCCCTGATCGATGGAGATCAGCGTGCCGCCCGTGCTGTCCTTGATCGTGATGGTGCTGGGCCCGAGGTTGTTGAACAGCACCGTCTGGCCCACGCCGGTCTCGTCGGCCGGGGGCATGAAGATGGAATACGCGCCCGACGGCGTGACGTCGACGATGCGCGCCACGATGTCCGGGCCGACGTTGGCCTCGAGAGGCCACGCCAGCGCCGTGTCCTCGGTGAGGGCCAGAGCGAGATAAGACACGTCCGACGGATAGATGGTAGATCCGCCAAAAACCTGCGTGTAGACGGACATTTAAGCCTCCTTGCGAACCGTCGAACGGTCCAAGATTTTCTTGAGATCCTCGCCGTTCAGCATGGCAGCGGCGCGATCATACATGGCCTGCCAGACCTGTATGCGCTCGTCGGCCTTGAGGAAAGGCGTTGCCTCTAGCAGAGACGCGTAGAGAAGAAGCTCCGGCGCGTATTCCGTGATCCAGTTGGTCTGAACCTCTTCGCTCAAAAGCGGCGGCAGCTCGTAGTACAGGATCTCGAACGGGTACGCGGCGTCAGGCGACGGCACGACCAGCCAGTGGCTGTAATCATAGTCGCCATAGAACTGCGGGGTGCCGGTCTGCGTACTGTCGGGCCAGTAGCTGCGCAGGTACTCATAGCTGCGCGTGAAGAGGAACTGGCGCGTGTTGTTGTCTTCGCCGGTGCCGATGTTGATACTGATCGTATCGCGCCAGCGGTCAGGTTTGTCGTAGACGGAAAGGCTCGGCGTCATGGTGCCGGTGACCACGTTAATGAAGCCCTGAACCTTCAGCTCGCGCGCGATGCGGCGCTCGGCCAGATTGATAAGGCGCGGGATTTGCTCATAGACGACAGCGTCAGACGCCAGCGTCGCCCCGCGCTCAAGGTAGCGCCGGATGTCCTGCTGCAACGTCGTGAAGGTCATCGCAACGGCGCTGTGGGTCATTTATCTACTTTCCCATCGAGCTTGTCGAAGATCTTGCCAAGCATCTGTTTGACTTCTTTCATGTCGTCTCTGTAGTCCGAGCGCGACACGTAATCGTGCGGTATGTTGCGGACGTCTTTGTCCAGCCGCTCTACTGCTTTGTAGATATTGTTCAATATCCACCCCCCGAAAAAGGCAGCAACACAGACGGCGGAGTTGAAAAGAACTTGGTAATCCATGGCTATTTCAAATTCCGCAGCTTGTAGATGGTGCCAAGATATACGTCGCCGAGTGCATCGATGAGATTGGCGATGGCTCGATTGCCCTTGCAGATTTCGTCATGGTGCTCCTCGATCCAAGCCGCTTCGGCTTCGAGGTGCTTGAGAATGTCGCTGTCGGTCTTTTCCGGCGCCGGGATCGTTCCGACCAGCTCGAAGGCGCCCTGATAGGCTTCGACGATGTCGTCCAGCGCGCCGATCACGTCGTCGTAGAACTTGCCCAGCGCCTTGTGCTGGGCGTAGGACTTGGTGCGCCAGTGGTTCCAGTGCGCCAGATTGCGGCTATGGAAGACCCGGCTAATCAGAACTTCGATCATCATTCACTCCCCAAGGGCAGAAGGGCTACTTCAGCCTCACGCCTCGCGACAAGACCCGGAAGGACGCGGCCGCCTCCGCGGACCCACCTCCTCAACTGCTCTCGCGCCCCGGTCCAGTCTCGGGAGTTCACTTTTCGGCGCAAGGTGCTGGTCTGTAGCCTACCAGTACCGAGGTTATAACAAAAGTCCGCCAAGGCGTTTGCGAGGTTTGGATTGCGGAAAGCCTCCGGGCAGAGGCGCAGAACAGCCGGGAGGCAACGAGCCCGGAGTTCAAGCTCGGCCAGCTCCTGAGCCGCCTCACGGCCGATAGGCGGATCGTCCAGCGTTACGGAGCTCCCGTCGGCATAATGCGTCGAGCCGTACCCGATCGTAGGGACGCCGGCCGGGCACAGGTACGGCCGAGCCCGAAAGCCCTCGAACTGCTTCACCAGCTCAGTGGCAACGGCCAGATCCATCACAAATGTTTCCATCCACTGCCGTTTTTTGCTACGGCAACGGTGGATTTGGCCACTTTGTACAAATCGGCAAGAGCGGACAATGACAGCGACGACTTTCTGATATTTCGAACGTCTTCATCGGTCAGTTTAGCGCGCGGGTTTTTTTTGCCTTTACGGTCGCCTAAACGCCCTTTAGCCACGCAATCAAGCGAATTTGCTTTGTGGTCTCCTAGGAACATATGCCTAGGATTGACGCATTTTGGATTATCGCACGTATGGCAGAGAAACACGTGCGAGCCGTCCAACGGGCCGTTCAGAAGCTCCCACGCAATACGATGCGCCCGCTTCATTACAAAACGTCCGGTTCCGTCCTCGCGCGGGACGCCAAAATTACCGTAGCCCTTTGTGTCTAAAGAGGCTTTCCAGTTCCAGCAGTCTTCGTCGCCTTGAACATCGACTTTAACCCAAAAACGCTCGGGCAAAGACCCGCGAACGTAGCTTTGCGCCGCACCCATTACAGGCCTCGCTTGGCCAGTGTACGATCAATAAAATAGTAGTTAACGACGCCGGCGAAAATAGCCATGTCGTCGTTCGACCAAAGTGTAGGGACTGTCTGGACAAGCGTGTGCCCAGCCGAGAGTTCCGACGAGACAACGACCAGTTTTACCAGCCCGTAGATCACCAGCAGGTAGTAGGTCATGACCGGGCGCACCGAGGCGGAGAGCGCCGCCGCCCAGCCGCCGGCCGCCTTGACCATCTCGGTCTGCTGCGTGATGGCGGACTGGAAGGCTGACATGGCGCCGATGTCGAGCGTGGCGTCGCGCTGCGCGCCGATCTCCGCCAGTTTCTGCGCGCCGCGCTTTTCTTCCAAGGCGCACTGCGACTGGAACATCTGCAGCTCGTGGCTGCGCTCGTTCTTCTTGTCCAGCCACTTCAGAACTTCCGGCACTAGCCGAAAGACGCCGCCCAGCAGGCTGCCGAAGATGCCGCCGCCCAATAGCTCAAACATGCGCTTATCTCCTTTTACGCTGCGTTTTCAGTGGGTTGTAGGATGATCTGCAAATTGTTTTGCAGACGCTGGTCGGTAGGGTCGCGCGAGATAGCCAGTTGCGCCTGTTCGATAGCCACGCCGCGCAAGCCGAGGTGCCACGCGGCGATGCTGGCCAGATCGTGCGGTTGCGAACCCCAAACCGCCGGATCGTTGGTGTAGACCAAATCCCGATGTTGGATCGACAGGGCGCGCATGGCGGCCGCGTAACTCTCCGCCCAGCGTCCTTGCTGGTACATCAGGAGCGCCATGGCGCACCACGGCTCGCGCGTGTCCGGGGCCTCGGCGCAAGCTCGATGATAGGCAATTTCTGCGTCTCGGAAGCGCTTCAGCTCCTCGTAGCACTTGCCCAGAACTCGGTAGGCGTAACAGCGCTCGGTCGGCCAAACGGCTGCGGGCATCGCCAGATAGCGCTCGCAGGCGGCGATGGCCTCGTCCCAGCGCCGGTAGAAGTAGAGCTCGCGCGCGTAATAAAAGGCGTTGCGCGGGCAAGCGGGGTCTTCCTTGACCGAGAGCTCCAGCAGGTCGAGATACTGCCCGCGGCTCTTGGTCGGATCGGGGAGGTGGCGGACCAGCAGCATGTCTGTCTCGGCCCAGACCTCTTTCATGCGGCCGTCCGGCACCGGGTACTCGTGGCAGGGATGATGCCACAGGTAGCCTTTGCGGCTGTGAACCTTTTCGGCTCGAAAGCGAATATCGCAGCCCCAGTCGAAATAGTAGCGCATGCGCGTTGTGTCGTCCTGCCAGACACGCTCGATCTCCTGTCGCCAACCGGGCTCTAAGACCTCGTCCAGATCAAGCGAGATGCAAATGTCCACATCAGCCGGGACAAGCGCCAGAGCGGCGTTCCGAGCCAGATCAAAACGCCAAGGGCTGATACAAATACTATGAACGATACAGCCAGAAGCGTGCGCAGCGGCGACAGTGCCGTCCGTGCTTCCGGTATCTGCAATGAGAACATAGTCAGCCTCTTTTGCGGAGTTCGAAAAGCGCTCTACAAAGTGCTCCTCGTTCTTGCTTATGGCATAAACGGCTATCTTCAAAAGCTGTCCCTTTTCACAGAAATCATTGGCGCGCTTGCGCTACTGCGCAGGCGGCCTTTTGCTTAATTGCTCAAGAAGCATCACGCGTACATTCAGATCGTTTATTTCCCGCTGCAGTGCTTCCTTCATCACCATGCGTTTTTCAGCCGAAAGAGGACTGTCGGTCGGGACACCTTCAGAAGATATGAGTGCAGGCATAGCGCTTTCGACTTTGATAAGTCGATCGTTAGTCGAAGACACTTGCCCCAGAAGCCAAGCTAGAGCCGCCACGATGACAGGAATGACTGCTTTGAGTACATCAGACCATGCCATGGCGGCTCTCCAAACCTCTGTTCTTTACGGCTCCGGGGAAACCGGATCCTGCGCGCCGGGCAACTGGCTCTGCCCCTGCTTCTGGATTTCCGCAATCAGCGGCGCAACCTGCGCGTATGGCGCGTTGCCGAGAGCAGCAAGGATCAGGTTAATCTGTTCAACGGTAAGATCGAGAGTCATTATGCGCTCCAAGGAAGGGGTGGGGTTACGACAGGGGGATTGACCTGATTGGCAATGTTGGTGTCAAGAGCCGCCTCAACAGCAGCCTGATCGACGCCGTTCGCCCAAATCCAACCCAGCACCTGATCCTGTGTCAGATCGGCATAAGGGGTGTACGGGTCGCCAGCCACATAGGATACGCCAACTGAGCCATACTGCGTGGCGTTATATGTGCCGTCCGTGGCGTTGCAGCGCCAGCCGACCTGAAAGACGACATCCGTTTCGCCCTCGGCCTGCGGGTAGCAGGACATCCATTCAACGATCCATGTGTAGGTGTTTGTCATTAGTTTACCTTTCCTTCAACAGTTGCCAGTCGGGCGTTCAGTTCCTTGATTGCAGCGACAAGAAGCGGGATCACTTCTGTATAACGCAGCGACAGAACGCCATCTGCGTCTTCAGATACAGCTTCCGGCAAAACAGCCTTAACATCTTGGGCAATCAAGAAAGAACGGCTGACGCCCTCTGCATCGCTCTTGTATCGACCAGTGACGGCGCGCAGCGACGAAACCTTTTCGGCACCAGACTGAATAGCCGCAAGATCAGTTTTTAGCGTTTCATCAGAAGCCGACGCCCACGCCGTAGCGCCGCTGGTAAGTTTCACGCCTCCGCTGCCGCCGGAAATTACATAAGCCTCGTTATTGGCAAGCCATTGAATATTAGGCGTTGCGCCGCCAGTGGAAATAAACTGACCGGCGGCAGCCGTTCCTTTGTAAAAACGCAAAAGCGGAGAAGCGTCAAAGTCTGTTCTGAAAAGAGCCGCGCAATTATTGCTACCGTTGGCAGTATTGTAAAAAGACGCTCCCTGAACAGAAGTATTAAATTCACCGATAGCGTTACCGGCCCACCCGCCGTTCGTCGTGGTGCCGACAAGGAAGCTGCCGTCGGAGCCAAGCCGCATCTTTTCGGTGCCGCCTATCAAGAACTCATACGACGCGGCGTACTGGCGGTTGATGACATACGCGCTGGTATTACGATTGTAATTCAAAATGTAATTGTAGCCCGCAGTTTCGCCTGGGCCGAACTCAAAGCCTTCCGCGCCGCCGTTTGAAATAAGTAGTTTGCGTACGGGGTTGGTCGTACCGATGCCAAGGTTGCCGCTGCTGTCCAGCCGCATACGCTCGGCGTTGTTTGTGCCGAAAATAAGCGGAGTTGCCGTTGTAGTTCCGACGCCTAAAGCAACAGTGGAATTAGTAGACAATTCACCCGCGCCTGCGCTCATACCAAAATTACCGGCGTTCGCAGAACCGCGCATAATCATGCGGGTGGTTTGATTACTATCGTTTTTTGCGCTCCATTGCGCGTTGGCGGACGCTCCATTGCTCGCGTTGTAAATAGAACCCAATGACGCTGCGTTCTGCGTTTGCGTAATGTCCAGAATGTTGGTCGGCGTCATGCCGATGCCGAGGTTGCCACTCGTACCGATGCGCACGCTGATTGTGGTGCCGCTGTCTGTGGAGAAATTGATAGCTTTACCTTCAGCGCGGATACCAAACTCACCTAGAGCATCACCTGTAATGATTGAGCTAGAGCCCTGCGATGAACCAAAAATACCGTAGCGAGTGCCGTTGACGTATGTGCCGCAAACGGCGTTTGTCCCGGACGGCGTGCTGATGTTGAGTGAAAAAGTGCCACCACCAGTGGCCCCGACATTCACAACGCCACTAAAATTCGCCGTCGCAGCCGTCAGCGTACCAGTCAGCGTCGGGCTGGCCGAGAGAACCATGCTGCCGGTGCCGGTGACGGAGTTGGATAGCGTCACGCCGCCATAGTTGAGCGGCTGGGACAACGTAAGAAGATTAGAAGCAAACGTAGCAACTTGAGCAGCAGCAGTTCCTGCCGCAGCAGAGCCAGCGGCAAAAAACCCTATTGATCCGACGTTGTTATAAGCGACACCGGAAAGTGCTCCGGTGCTATCGTGCTTCCAGCCAACGCCGCTGTTGAAGGCAAAGTTGTACCCCCCGCCAAACGTCCACCCCCCGGCGTCTGCTACTGTTGCAACGCGCAAATAAGTTTGCGCCAGCCTAAATTCAGTGGCCGAACTAACAATGCCGCTAAAATTCGCCGCCGCCGCCGTTAGCGTGCCGGTCAGCGTCGGGCTGGCGGACAGCACCATATTGCCCGTGCCCGTCACAGCATTGCTCAACGTCACGCCACCATACGTCAGAGCGGCGGACAGCGTTGTAGCCGGAGTAATCGTCACGGCAGTGTTGGAGATGTCCAGCACCTTCGAGCCGTTGGCGGCGATACCGATGTTATTCGCGCCGATACGATAGATGCCGGTGTCGTTGTCGCTCGCGAACGAGTACGCGGGCGCGCTGACAACACCGCTGATCTGCAGATACTGATTGCTATTGCCGATGCGCCCGTCGCTCATTAGGAGATCTCCAGTACAGAAACAGTCACGTCACACGCAGCGGCGCAGGTGACGGTGATATAGTCGCCAGCTTCAAGAACAACGCGATTGTTGTTGTTCAAGACGTTGAGGTTCGACGCCGCCGGCACAGACGTCGAGAGGCACAGGTTCGCCGTGACCGAGGCGGAACTGTCTACCACCTTGACCGTGGCGGTGGTGTCCGCGCCCGCCGCATTCGCGACGACCAGACCGATGACGGTGGCGGTCGTGAGCGCGGGAGCCGTGTAGACCGTGGTTACAGTGGTAACGCTGGCCTTGATGCCGTTCTTAAAAGTGTTTGCCATAGTTTGCTTCCTTGTCCTTCAGTTGCGGCCCGCCGGGCCAGTATCTCACAAATTAAACCCGTATGCCTCAGCCGAATGTCACCGCATAAACCAACGCCGTCTGCGCCACCGCGACGCCATTCACGTAAAGCTCTTGCGCGTTCACAGTGCCGGCGCCTTTAGAGCCGCCAGTAGCCGCGCCAACGATCACGCCACCCGTAGAAACGCCGCCGAGCGTGATAGTTCCCGCCCCCTTGGCGTTGACTGTGAGGTTCTCATCTGTGCCAGACGAGACGACGGCTATTGCCGCTCCGCCAGCCGCCGCCGCGCCCTTGATACTGACGCCCGTGGCGACCGACGCCGTAGAGGCGTCGATCTTCAGCACGGGGTTGGTCGCGCCGTTGGCACCGACCGTAAACGCGCTGGCCGACGTCGACGTGATTATGCCCGCGCCCGTGGCCTGAACCACCGAGCCGTCGCTGACCACGAGCTGACCGGCGGTAAAACCGCTAGTGGTCGTGCTGTTGGCGATCAGCGAGTTGGGGCCAGTTGCGCCCGTAGGCCCGGTTGGACCTGTGGGGCCGGTGGGGCCTGTAGCGCCCGTGAGACCAGTCGCGCCGGTGGGGCCTGTCGGCCCGGTTGGGCCCGTGGGGCCTGTAGCGCCCGTGAGGCCGGTCGCGCCGGTTGGGCCTGTCGGCCCGGTCGGGCCTGTGGGGCCGGGAACGGTGGACGCCGCGCCCGTGGGGCCGGTGGGGCCAATGTCGCCAGTCGGTCCAGTCGGGCCTGTGGGGCCGGGAACGGTGGACGCGGCGCCCGTGGGGCCTGTCGGCCCGGTCGGGCCCGTGGGCCCTGTTGGGCCGGTGGCGCCGGTCGGGCCGAGCTGGGTGTACATGACCTGCGTGGCCGTAAAGACTACGCCGGGGATGGAGGGGGAAACAGGAGACGTTCCCGCCGGAACGCTCTGAATAGAAAGTTGCGTATCAGTTGTAGACCATATCATCTCGATATAGTCGTTCGCGGCTAGAGACAGCACGAAGTTCACGGTCATGAGACCGTAGCCATCCGCGCTGCCGTGCTTCTGTTGAACACTCAAGCGCGTGTCGGTGTCCGGCAAATCACCCGAACTGCCGCTATCGTTTTTCCGCAGCCAAACGTTCACATCGTGAATTTGCGTGTCGGTGTTCACGAACTGGATGCTGAACGTGAGACTATAGACGCCCGCATACGCAAAAGTTACGCGGCTGCTGGACGCGACGGAAACGCCGTTGTTGCTGACGTCCGCGCTGTTCAGTGTGACCGAATAAGCCGTGTTGGCCGAAGCAGCGACCTGATCCGTCGTGTCCCAGAAAGAACCCCAATAGCCGAGCGCGCCGCCAGCGCCAGTTGCGCCAGTCGCGCCGGTGGGGCCTGTCGGGCCAGTGGGGCCGGTCGCGCCGGTGGGGCCTGTGGGGCCGGGAACGGTCGACGCCGCGCCGGTAGCGCCGGTTGGCCCTGTAGGCCCTGTCGGGCCAATAGCGCCAGTCGGCCCTGTAGGCCCGGTCGCGCCAGTAGCGCCAGTGGGGCCGGTTGGGCCTGTGGGGCCGATGTCGCCGGTCGGACCCGTTGGACCTGTTGGGCCGACGTTGCCGGTGGGGCCGGTGGGGCCGGTGGGGCCAGTAGGGCCGACGTTGCCGGTTGGACCCGTGGGGCCAATGCCGCCGGTGGGTCCAGTCGGGCCGATGTCGCCGGTGGGCCCAGTCGGGCCGATGTCGCCGGTAGGACCAGTCGGACCCGTAGCCCCTGTGGCTCCCGTCGGGCCTGTGGGGCCCGGGACCGTGGACGTGGGCCCGGTGGCGCCGGTAGGGCCGGTCGCGCCCGTGGGGCCTGTAACGCCTGTGGGGCCTGTCGGCCCGGTCGGGCCTGTGGGGCCGGTCGGGCCCATGAGATCACCCAGCGGCGTCCACGCCGGGGCGCCACCGCCCGAGGATACGAGCACCTCGCCGGCGTTGCCCGCGTTGCTAAGGGCAAATCGCTGGTCAGTCGAGTAGACGACGGCACCGGCAATAGGGGACAGACTATCGCCAGTGCCGCCGCTGCTCAGGGGGAGCACGCCCTGAACTTCTGTGGCGCTGGCCAAATCGACAGCAGGATGAACATGATCCTCCCGCGCGGCCTGCGTACCCGTTCCCGCCGACGCCACGCCCAAAGGCTCGGGCGTGGCCGAGGAGAAATTGATGCTGATCGTGACGTTGCTCGACAGCGCGCCGCCACCCGCGAGGCCGGTGCCGGCCGTGATCGTGCGGCTGTCCGGGACATAGCCCGAGAGCACGATCGGCACATTGACGACGCTGTCGATGCGCCCCTTGGCGTCGACGTAGAACTGCGGAACGCTGGAGGCGGAGCCATAGGTGCCTGCGGTGACGCCAGTAACGTCGAGCTGCGTGTAGCCGATGCCGCCGTCAGCGACCGCAATGACGCGGTTCTGAGACAGGTCGCCGCCGCCCGTCAGGCCGGTGCCCGCGGCGATAATGCGGCTCGAGGGGACCGCGCCAACGGACGCGATGTTGCTGAACTGCACCTTGTAGGTGATGCCGCCGAAGACGTAGGGCATGTAGCCCGTGGTTTCGCTGCCCAAATACTCGGGGAGCTGGGTGATGCGCGTCGGAACTAGATTGCTGGGTACGCCTGTGCTCATCCCGCGTTCTCGTCGTCTTCGGTGATGAGAAAGTCGTTAGTTTCTTCGACGATCATGAAGTAGTTGTCGTCCTGCGTGACCATGCCGTTCGGGTTCGTGCCGATTGGAGTGTCGGGCCGCAGAAAGGGCAGCAGGATGTTGTCCGGCTGACGCGCCGGCAAACGATAGGGGTCGAGGTCGTCGCGATCCTTTTCGCAAACCAGCAGACCCGGGTAATTGTTGTCGGGCATCAGCGCGCCGATCGGGAACTTGCGGCTGCAGCGCCCGCAGATGCCGATGGCGAGGTTCGTGTTGCCGCGCGTGTTGAGAAATTTGGGCATCAGCCGAGATCCACGTCAGGGCGCGGATGGCGCAGGGAGATGACCTCGGGGGACGGAGCGGGCTCGCGCCACGGATCCAACACGTCGAGGTCTTCGATACACACGCGCAGACCCGGAAAGTTCGGGTCGCGGTACAGCTCGACGATCGGGAACTTGCGGCTGCAGCGATCGCAGATGCCGATGCCCAGATACGCCATGCCTCGGGTGTCGATGTATCCTTCCATCGATCACCTCGTGTATGCGGATATGTTCGGAGCAATCATCATTGGGCTGTTGTCGCGCTCTTCCATCTGCGCGATGGCCAGAGCCTGCGCCGCCTTGGCATCCAGCACCGGGATGATGCCCGGATCGACTTCGACGATCTCCAGCGCCAGCTTGGCCGCCAGACCAGAGACGATCGCCTCATACCAGCGCTGCGGGATCTCCAGCTCCTGCGTCATGGTGCCGACGTCCATGATGTAGCGCTGCCGCCACAGCACGATCTGGTAGGTGGCGGCGCCGTCGTTCGGCACCGGCCAGAGGTGCATGATGGGATTGTTGACCTGCCGGTCAAACCAATACTGCAGCGGGCGATTGGACTGAAAGAACAGGTTGGGCAGGTTCGTGTAGTCGTCGCGGTTCATGCGCGCCAGCGGTATCTGCGTTGGCGTGTTGCCCAGATAGATCGTGTCGAAGGACAGCGTGCCGCTGGTCGCGCGAACGCGGAAGTAGACGCTGGCGACGCTGCTGTCGAGATCGTACCACGTCTTCTCGCCTGCCGAAGCCGTAGGCGTCTCGCTCTGGATCTCGACCCACGTAATGTCGTCGTCCGAGCGCTCAAAGACAATCGGCACCGCGGAGGCTGTCCAAAAGATGCCCACGCTCGTCACGAAGGCCGGCGAGGTGAAAAACACCTTGCGCTCGGTCGACGTATCAAAGTTCGTGCCCGTCACCTGCTGCAGGTAGCGCAGGTTGGCGTTGAGAATGTCGACGGTGCCGTCCGTGGTCGTGATGTCGCCCACACCGTTGTAGAGCGGGTAGATTTGCTTCTCGATGCACCAGAGCGGAGCGCCTTGGTTCGCCAGATCGCTCAGGAACAGGTAGAGCTGGTCGTTGGCAATGTCGATATGCTCGGACGTGATTTGTTCCGCTGTCATCCTGCAGCGCCGAAACGCGTTGTCGATGACGCGCCCGGTGTTGAACGTGGTCTGAGACACGGTGTTGGAGAAAGCCATAAGATCCTGCCCGCTGTTATCGCAGCAGCCCGCTACCGAAAGCAGGCATCTCTGGCTGAAAGACTATAAAGGAAGGGGCGTTTAGCAACAAGCCAAACGCCCCTCCACCCCCTCTAGCACTTGACCATGCCGCCCTTCTTGCGGCCGATCATCGTCTCGCGGCCGAGCATAGCGCGCTCGGCCGGCGTCATGAGCTTGGGGTTGACGCGGCGCTGTTGCGCGGCCTCGAGAGCCTTCATCTTCGCGTCGAACTCAGCGCGGCTGGGGCCCTTAACGCGAGCAGCCATCATGCGCTTGGCCTCGGCGTCGGTCGCAGCACCCATGCCCGGCTTCGCCATCAAGCCGCCTTCAGCCTTCTTCACCGGGATCTTGGCGCCAGCCTTGCGGGCTTCGCTCAGGGCGATGGCCACGGCCTGCTTCGGGTTCTTGACGACGGGGCCTTCCTTCGAGCCGCTGTGCAGCTCGCCCTTGCCGTATTCGCCCATGACCTTCTCGACCTTGGCCATGCCGCCCTTCTTCAGGCCGATCGGCGCGGCGCCAACCGGCGGCGCGGCCTTCTTCATGGCCTTCGCAGGGCCAACGGCGATCATCACCGAGAGGCTCTTGCCGCTCTTGGCACCCTTGGCGTGGCCGCCCTTGGCGAAGCCCAGCGTGTGCTCGGGCCCCTTGCCGGGGGTCTTGCCGGTGGAAACGACGTCGCCGCCCTTGGCGTAGCCGCAGGAACCGCCGCGCATGTAACCCTTGACGTGGGTCTTGCCGCTATTCGGAAACTCGAAGTCTTTCACGTACTTAACCATGATCTTTGTCCTTTTCAGCAATCCCACTTACGGAGAGAAAGCGCCTTGCGGGTGGGGCGCCCCTTGTCATCCTTCATCGGCCCCGGCATGCCCGACATCCGGGCGCAGAAGCTCTTGCGGCGCGCCGCGGCCTTGGGGCTCTTGGCGGCCAGTTTCGCGCTCACCGGCGGCTTGATGTCGTGGCCCTGTGCCTTGAGGCTGGCGCGCCCCTTGGCGTTCAGGCCGCCCTCGGGGTTCTTGCCCTCCTTGCGTGTCCACGCGCCGCCGCCCTTGGCGAAGCGCAGCGGCGCATCGTCAGTGCCGGTCTCGCCGCCGTAATAGCGCCGCAACTGCTGCACCGACATATTGCTCAGAGCCATCGGCCCGGGATCCGGCGCCTCGACGTAGCCGCCGACCATGAACTGGCGCGGCGCCGCGGTCTGCTGTTGCGCCTGCTGGATCGAGGCAGTGTGCAGCGCACCGTTCTGGGGCGGCATGCCGAGAGGCGACACAGCCTTGGAAGGCGTGCCGAGGGGCAGCCGCCCCGCCGGATACGCGCCCTGCAGCGGAACGGCCTGCGGCTGCACCGCCATGGGCTGGCGCATCATGCCTTGCGGCGGCAGACCCATGGGCGGCAGCGTCATCGGCTGCGGCACCTGCGGCGCCATGCCCAGCGCGTCGTTGATGTCGGCGCGCGCCCGGCGGACCTTGGTCTCGAAGGTCGGACCCGACACAGCCATGGCTTACACCGTCGACTGCTGGACCACGGTCACGCGAAGCTGACCGGAGCCCGACGCCACGTTGACGCGCACGGCGCGCATCAGGGTCGTGGTGAAGGCCGTCTGGTCAGTCGACGCGCTGGTCAGCGCAGCAACAGGATGGGCGACGGCGAGCTGCGTGATCGAGGTGTCGAACGGATCCTCGTTGGTGTACTGCACCGAGTAGGTGGCCGAGCCGCTCGCAAGAATGTTGCAAGAGATCGTCGTCACCTGATTGGGGGTGTAGATGTCCAGCGGCCACCACGGACCGTCGCCGACGCCGACAGCCGCGACACCCACTTCGACCGTCTGAGTGGTGTACGTAACAGCGGTGGAGACCTCAACCGCGGTAATCGTCACGAACTTGTTCGTGGTCGTCACCGTCGAGTTATTCGGCCCGGTGATCGTCTCGCTCAGGTAAACCGAGCCAGAAGTGTCGGGCGTCGTGGCCTTGCCGATAATCGTGAACGTGGTCGCGCTGAGATTATCACTGCTGGTCAGCGTGACGTACGTGGGGTAGGCGGGCGTGGCAACGCCGCCGGAGGCAAGCGCGCCATTGATAGTCAGATCAACGCCGTCTGCCGGGGTCTGAGCGGTAGCGACGCCGTTGGCATCCGCCGCCGCGATGTCGATAACTTTCTGAATAGGGCGCATCGGCCAATCCTTTTGTAGACCATCGGCCGCTGCGAGTTAACGCAGCGGCCTAAAGGTCAGTCTATTACTGATCGCTAACCGGCGGATCGGCAGGCTCGTCTGGAAGGTCCAAGCGCGCAATCAGCGCCTGAAGCACGTCCATCGCGGCCTGCGCCGCGACAGCCACCTCATGCGCATGATTGCGCTGCTTCTCCATCTTCTGGAGTTCGTCTTGCAGAAAAGCCTTGTCGATTTGCATGTTAGGCCGTCGTCGAAACCAAGATGTAGTAGGTCGTGCCGTTGGAACCCAGCACCGGCATGGTGTGGGTCACAGACGGGCTGCCCAGAACCGCGCGCAGGACGCCGCCAGCCGCGGGGGCCGGAACGCTGAACAGGTTCGGGAAGATCTTGGTGTTGGAGTTGGTGATGCGGATGGCCGCGGCGGTAGCCGGAACCGTGCCGGTGTTGTTGAAGTCGCTGTCGACCTGCAGAGCGGCGATAGTGCCGCCCGGGTTGGCCGAGGCGCCAATACCCAGCGTGACGCGCAGGGCGTTACCGGCGCCGGAGATCGTGCCGGGAGAATTAACCGACAGCGAAATGTGCGCGCCGTTGACAGTGCCGCCGGTGGCCGCGCCCGCGCCCGTCACGACGGAGAACGCGCGCAGCGTCTCGCCCGAGCCGGTCGAGGTGAAGGTCAGCTTGGAGTAGTTCAGACGCGTGTCGCCAGTGGCGGCAGAAGTCGTGCCGTAAGAGCTGGAGATGTTGCCGGCAGAAGTGACGGCGATGGGATCAGTTGAGGTACCGCTGATGAAGCCGTTCTGCGAAGTGACCGGCCCGGAAAAAGTCGTTGACGCCATGGTTCAAATTCCTTTGTGCACAAGTCGCCTGTCAGTCTGTGCACCGTCCGCCGGGTCGGTCTGACAAGCTGGGTTTTCCCCGGGATGTATAGACAGAGCCCGGGCTGGCTTTAGGCCAGCCCGGGTTCCGTTTCGGGCTTACAGGCCCGGAGTACCAAACACGCCACGAGGGTCAGTCCATCCGAACGCATATCGTTCGGTCGCCTTGTACCTCATGGAGTCGGTTTCGAAGTCGCCTTCCATGGACTTTTCCAGACCACGGCGCATGGCCAGCTTCAGACCTTCCGGCGCATCGGTCTCGACCCACCACGCGGTGGTCGAGGTGATACGCGACAGGTTCGCCTGACCATCCGACAGCAGACCCATCGAACGGACGGGGTTGATGTCGTTGTCAGCCGTGCCGGCACGCAGAGCGGACTTCAGCAGCACCTCGGCTTGGAAGACGTTGCTGGGGCCAGCGACGATCTTCTTCGGCGTCAGGCGGATGCGCTTGCCGTTGTTGTCCACCGCATTGCGGATCTGGATCAGGAGCTGCTCCAGAGACGTCTGCGACAGGTTGGCGGCAGTCGACAGCTTGTTGCTGAAGGTACCGTTGGCAATCGGGTGATCCGTCGCCACCAGCTCCTTGCCGTCGCCGCCGGTGTACGCGGCGTTGAAGGCACGGTTCAGGACGTTGGCGCCAAGGGTTTCCTTGGTCTCGATCAGCGACTGCGCCAGATGACGGGCGTAGGTCTGGCCGATGCGGATGTGGTCGCCGTCTTCCACCAGCACCTTGGTCAGGGCGAAGGCGAGGCCATACACCCGATAGACGTAGCGCTGGATGAAGAGCACGCCACCCGACTGGTAGGTCACGGGCATGCCGTCCGGGAGTTCCGGCGCAGCGCCGAAACCGTACAGGACGGGTTCTTCGTGGTAGTTACGCGGGATGCCGTTGAAGGTCTTGAAGACCTGCGCGTATTCATCCGCACGCTGGTTGTAGATACCGTCGAACTCTTCGTTCAGGATCGGTTCGACGATCGAACGAAAGTCCGTACTGCGCATAGGAGTAGCCATAGTTCAGGGCCCCTTTCTTAGTATGCGGCCTTATCAGCGACGTTCTGATGTTCGCTGATCTGGACCTGAACGATGACGTAGTCGTCACCCCAAGCGTTGTTCGGACCCGGCGTAATGCCGATGACGCGAACGGACGCATTCGAAGCGGAAGTAGCCGTGTCGAGCATCTGCGAGGAGAGGCCCGTCGTGGTATTACCGCTGATGGCAGTGAGATTGTACTGCTTGCCGATGCTGGCGACGGTCAGCGTGGCATTCGACTGGATCTCATACACGATGCTCGGGTCGAGCGTCGAATAGGCGACCACGTCGGTGCCATACTGCGAAGCAGTCCACTTGTTCGACACGCGACGACGACCGTCGCTGTCGGTGAACTCGACGCCCTGAAAGGTACCGATGAAAGCGTCGCCAACGGCGGCCGCCACAAGGGTACCTTCCACTTCGCCGGCGCCCGTAGACGGGGCGATGCGAACCGGCTGGTTCTGATAAATGTTGGCCGCGTAACCGTTCTCAATCGTGTAAGCGGTGGGACGGACCACACCACTCGGCGAGTAAGACGGACGGAGGCCAAACGGCTGGGAAACAGAAGACATTAGCCATTACCTCTAAGGTTGGGTTTCGAAACCCCAAGCCTCAGTTGAAAACTGGTGCATGGGGAGCGGGTTCATACATCTCCGTCATCCCGTCGCCCTCGATCAGCTTCGCTCCGGCACGAGCCGCCTGCTCCCGCATAATCTCTGCGGTTTCGGCCAGCTTGTTTTCCTCACGCAACGGCGCATCGTGGTGAGCTTCCTGCATGAACTTCTGGTAGAGGCTCATGGGCAGCTTAAACGCGAGCATCTCGTTGACGCCCACAAAACCGGTCCATTCGCCGGTCTTGATGGACGCATACTCCATGCCCGGGATCTCTTCCGGCTTGATCGGCTCGTATCCGAGCTGGATCCTGCGGTGGATGGGATCACGCGGGTTCGTAGTCGTGAGCCAGATTGTGTGATACCCGGGCAATTCGGGTAGATCCGGCAATGCATCGTTAAACAGTTGCTGACGGAACATCTCCAGCCTGTCGTCATCGCTAACCTTGCGGTCCTGCGTAACCTTGCGGTCTTCGCTGGCGCGGTTGCTGCGACTGGCACCGAGTTCCTTCTTAAGGCGATCATCTACGTTCATCTGGTTCGCTCCTTTAGCGTGCCGAGTTCTTGTCGTAGGCCTGATACGCCTTGAGATAGCGCGTCCGAAGCGTGGGATCATCCCACACTCCAGCATCAATCATAGCCTGTTTGCGTTCTGGTGTCACGTACACTTCCTTGCGCGTCGACGGCGGGACGTGCTCGCGGCTCGTGCCGGTGGGCGGAGCCTTGCGCTTTGCGGGCGCCGCTTCGCGCTTCGACGCTTTTTCCTCCGGCGTGTCGTCGGCAGATCCGAGACGCGCCGACACGCGACGCGTCAGCTCGTGCCAGTAATCCGGCGACGCCGGGTTGTAGCCCTCGGAGACGAGACCGTCGTCGATTGCCTTGGTGATGCGGCTGTCCTCGTCGCGGCCGTTCGGGTCGTACCACGGGTTGGCCTGAACCCACTCCTGCGCAAAATTGCGCACGCGCGGGTCGACGGCGGGCGTGGTCTGCTGCTTGCGGGCGTTCTCAACCTGTTGTTTTGACTGGAACAATTCCGCCGCACGCTGACGCGCCTCGTCGCGCAGACGCAGGGCCGTGGCCACGTCGTCGCCGTTACCGGCTTCGATCGCGCGCGCCATGATCTGCTCGGCCTGCTGGGCGTCGCGCAGCGCTTCGTTGATGCGCTGGTCGAGGCCCTGCACGTTGGTGGCGAGGGCGTGCCCCTCGACAGCCGACAGGCGCCGGGCGAACTCGGCGTTCTGCTCGCGCAGAAAGGCCAGCTCCCGCTCGGCGTTCTCCTTGGCGCGCTTGCGCATCTCGCGCCGCTTGAGGCGGCGCTTGCGGTTGGGCGACATATCCTCGTCGGCGTCGTCCTGACTTTCAGCGAGGCGTTCGTCGCCATCATCCTGATCGTCATCGTCGTCCTCGGCGTCGCTCTCGCCGGCCTTGTCTTCGGCCTTCTCGTCCTCGGCCTTCTTGTCGTCCGCCTTGTCTGTTTGCTTTTCGCCCTCGGGCGGCGTCTCTACGACGATCAGTTCCTCGTCGTCTTCCGTCAGTTTGTTGTCTGCCATGACCGGCTCTCCTTTGCAGCCTTATAGGAAGGCTTTGATGGCCAGCGGATCGCCGGTCACCTTGCCCACTAGGTCGAGATCGTTGAAAATCACCACGATGGCCTCATCGCCATCGGGCGTCTTAACCGTCCACCTGTCGCCGCCGTAGCGCGGCACGCGCACGAAATCGCCGGGCGCGCACCACGAGCCTTCGGGCCAGCTCTCCATGGTGTTTCGGTTCTTGAAGGCCAAGCTGCCGACGGCCAAGACCTTGGCGACTTGGGTGTTGTAGTGCTCGATCTCGCGCGTCTCGCCCACCAGCACGATGCCGCCGGCGGTTTTCTTCTTCGGCGTCCTGATCTGCACAAGGACGCGACTGCCGAATGGCGTCACGCCCGGATCGCATGTCGGGAACGCCTCGTCGATACTGTCGTATGCGAACGAGATCTTGTTTGCTATTTCTTGCATGGGTGCTCCTCCTGCAAGTGGTTAAAGGTTGAAGTCCTTCCGTTCCCGTTCCGCCACCAGACCTACGATCAGGTCTTTAGCGTGCTCAAGCCCGGCATACATTCCGACGGCGCGTCCATAGTCGAACGCGTCACGCCCGGTAGGTGTACTCAAGGCATCTTTCGCAAGCTGCGCCTGCGTGTCCTCGATGGCCTTAAGAATTGCTGCGATGTTCAAGCAGGCGTCTTCTTGACCGGCATCTTGCTCACCGGCTCGATGGGCAGACCCATGGCCATGCGCTTGTGCTGGTTGATGATGTCGCCCGACTTGACCGTCTCGCCCTTGGTGCCGACGGTGTCACCTTTCTTCGCCATAATCGTAAATCCTTGTCTTAGGGGTTGATGCCTGTGCCGGTGCTGACGCCGACCTTCTCGCCGGTGACGGCTTCGAGGTTGGCGATCCGCATCGCGGTCATGTTGTCTTGCGTGTTCATCTGCGCGCGCGCCAGCAGCTCGGCGCCCTTGCGCTTATCTTCGCCTTCCTGACGCGCCGCATCGGCTTGCGCCCTCTGCTGCAGGCTGGCCTGCTCAAGCGCGGCGTCGCGCTGATCGGCCTGCTCCTTCTGCTGCAGCTTGGCACCCTCGAGCTGCGTGCGCTGCTGCGCGGCCTGTGCGCGCTGGTTGATGTCGGCCATGGCGGCCTGCGCCGCCGGGTCGACCGGCTGCGGGGCGAGCTGCTGCATGAGCTGCTGCGCCTGCTGGATGATGGGCGGCAGGGCTTGGAACACGCCGACCGCCTCCTGCGAGACGATCTGCGAGGCCTCGGCCAGCATGCGGTCGAAGGCGCGCTTGTCCTCGGGCGTCTTGTTTCCCTTCATCAGCTCGCCGATGTCCTGACCGGCCGTCTCGTTGCCCAGCTCGAACACGGACGCCGCGTACCACAGGGCGATGTGCTCGCGGATATGGTTCAGCATCACCGGCAAATACGCCGGCGCGATCAGGGTGTTCATGCCCAGCGCCGGGTTCGTCATGTAGGCCAAATGCGTCTTGAGGTGCGCGATGTGATCCTGCTCGGGGAAGGCCACGACCGGCTTGCCCATGCTCGCCTTGACGTTCTCGTTGACGGCGTTCTGCTCCTTGGGCTCGACGGCCGGGTTGAGCAGATCCTTGGCGTTGGGGATTTTCAGCGTCTCGAGCAGGCGCTCCTCGACCTTGCGCAGGTTGTAGAGCTGCGGCATGGCCGCGGCGCGCTGCGCCACAGCCTGCACCTGCGCATAGCGCTGCGCCTCGCTGAAGATGTTCGGGTCGGACACCGGCACCACGTCGAGCGGGCCGTTGAAGTCCTTGCGCGTGGCCAGCTCCTCGCCCAGCTCGGCCTCGATGTCCTCGTCGTCGAGGTACATGCCGTTCAGGCGGTGCAGGATACGCAGCATCCGGCCCATGGCGTCATGCAGGCGGCCGTGAATGGCGCTGAAGACCGTCATGCCCTGCTCGATGCGCGCCAGCGTCGTGCCGACGGGCGCATTCGGGTTGCCGTCGGCCGTGTCGTCCAGCGTCGTGCGCACCACGCCCTTGCCCGCCTCGATCAGCGTGCCGAGGAGCTGGTACAGCACCGCGCTGGGCGGGTTGTAGGGCAGTGGCATGGCCAGCTTGCGCACGTCGTCGACGTTCAGGCCGCCCTCGATCTCGAGCACCTGCGTGGGCTGGATCTCAAGCGTCTGGCCGCCGCGCGTGCCGCCCTTGAGCTTGAGCATGGTCTGCGAGTTGCTGACGTGCGCCGCGTCGAGCAGGGCGCGCAGGGCGCCGGTAGCCGCCGCGCTCAGGCCGCCGATCATGTGCGGCAGGCCGATCGGGTAGGCGCCGCGCCACGGCACGAACGGGAACTCGACGAACCACTGCAGCTCTTCCTTGCTCTCGTCCAGCTCGTCCCAGTTGCGATAGATGCTCAGGACTTTGCGCGAGATCTTGTCGATCGTGATGATGTACGGCGCGGGCTCGACGTCCATGTCGGCCTCGGCGTCCTTGCCCGTGGCCTGCTCGACGCTGGCGATGGCGTAGATCTCGTAGACGGTGCGCAGGCCGTCCTCGTTGTAGCTCGTCTCGCTGCGCCCTTCGATCTTGTCGTTGGCGGTGCTGGCGCTGCTGAAGTCAGGCTCGGCGCTGGCTGGCACCACGTCGACGTCGCGGTACATGCCGCTGCGCACGCGCTGCTTGTAGTCGAGCTGCGTCAGGTACTGCGCGTGCGTCTTGCGCTGCGCCGTGTAGAAGTTCGTCGCCGCGAAGGGCAGATACATATCGTCGATGGCGACGAACAAGAAGCCCGGGCGATTGCGCGTTTCGTCCCACGACAGCTTGAGGTACTGCGCGCCGCCCAGCGGCACCTGCGTCAGGAGCTGCTCCAGCTCGGCGCGGAACTCCGGCGCCTGCACCGTGAGCTGCCAGTTCATGAACTCAGTCTTGCGGTGCGCCTTCTTGAGCCGCGGCATGGTCAGCTCGCCGGGGATGAAGGCCTTGGCCGGGCCGCTGGCGGGCATCAGCTCTTTCATGGCGCGCGCCGCGAAGTCGATGCACGCCTCGGTCATCATGGGATGCACGACCTTGCTCGCGCCTTGGAACTGCGCGCCGCCCGGCGCGTCGTTGCCCAGACCCGTGCGGCGCAGGCCTTCCTCGTACTGCTCGTCGCGCTTCTTGCGCGCCTCGCGATCGCGGTCGACCAGCTCGAGGAACTGCGTCGCGATGCGGTCAAGCTCGGGCTCGGGTATCTCTTCGGCGAGGTTCTTGTAGAAATCGGGCGACTTGGCCTGCTCGCTCTCGTCCTCGTCGAGCGTGACGATGGCACCGCCGTCCTCGGTGTCCTCGACGCCATTGCCCTCTTCGGCCGGCGCGGGCACCATCTCGCCCTGCGGCGCGTCGTCCGTCTGGTCGTCGGGCAGGTCGTCGTCAGCCATCATAGCCTCATGCCGCGTAGGGGTTCACGACCGTGCGCGGTGGCGTCGGCTCGCGTGGTGCTGGCTGCGCTTGTACCGCAGAGAGCATGTTCTTGTCCATCATGAGGCGGATCGCCTGCGTCGTGCTGTCGACGAAGTCGTCGTGCTTCAGGCTGCCGCTGCCGGTGAAGCTGCAGAGCTGGTGCACCAGCGGATCGGTCCACGTCCGCGCCCTGCCCGGAAACTTGTCGCTCTCGGGCAGCCAGACTTGGCGCCTTGCAAAAATTGGCGAGACGATGTGCAGACGCGTGAGCTTGTCGGCGCGGCCGGGGTTGTAGGCGTAGGACGCGACGCCCTCGCGGTCGAGCACTTGGCGCAGGCTGATGCCGCTGCCCTTGTCTTCGATCACCACGATGTCGGGCTTGCGGCCGCTGGTCAGCGGCTTGTTCGGGCCGATCAGCGGCTTGATGAGGGCCGTGTCCTGATCATCGCCATAGGCCACGTTCAGTTCGCGCTTCACCCGCTTGACCAGCTCCGGCAGGCCGAGCTGCTCCTGCCAGCAGTCGAGCAGCAGGACGTGGGCGCGCTCGTCCATGCCGCCTCCGGCCAGCTTGACCTTGTGGCGGAAGCCGCCCCAGACCGTGCATGCGCTGTAGTCCGGGTCGTGGCTCTTGCGGTCGGTGGTCGCCTCGGTGAAGGCGGTGTCGAGCGACATGACGATCCAGTCAAAGGCGGGCAGCGGCTGCTTGGCGGGCCAGAGGCGCAGCCAAGAGCGCTTGATGATGCCGCTCTCCTCGGGGTCGATCAGCTCGCCCTCCAGCTCCTGCCTGCCCAGCACAGTGCCCTCGAACTGCTGCAACTGGTCGAAGAAGCTTTCGGGCAGGTTGGCGCGGTTCTCGTAAGTGCTGCCTCGCACCAGCACGCGGTTGGGCTTGGGCTCGGTCAGCTTGCGCACCAGCTCGATCGGCTTGGGCGTCGTAGTCCACAGGATCCGCGGCCGCCGGCCGAGGCGCAGGCCCATGAGCGCCATGTCCCACGTCTCTTGCGGATATTGCCATGCAGCAAGCTCGTCGCACCAGATGTCGGCGTGCTGCGGGCCGCGAAGCCTCTCGGGCTTTTCGGCCGTAAAGCCTCGTATCGTGGCGGTCTTGCCGGAGAGCGTGCGCACCTGAATGATCAGGTCGGTGCTGTTGTAGTTCACCACCAGCTCGGGCGGGATGACCTTGAGCAGGCCAGCCGGGCCCTGCATGCAGGTGAACTTCACGTCGCTGTAGGTAGGGGCAATGACCGCACGGTCTAGCGCCTGCTCGTCCTCGATGGCGGCGGCCGCCAGCCACTCAGCGCCGACGCGCGTCTTGCCGAAGCCGCGCCCCGCCATGTAGCCGCACTCGGTCCAGTCGCCGTCGGGCGGGATCTGGTTGGGGCGGGCCGTGTCGATCCAGCGCTCCTGCCACAGCAGGAATTGCAGCGTGTCCGGCGGCAAGCGGGCGAGCTGCTCCTGCGTCAGATCCTCGAGGCGCTCGATCACGCCTTGCCCTTGGCCGGCAGCGCCGGGCTCTTGGGCGTGGCGTCGATCGTCTGGGCGGCGTTGCGCTTGCGGTTTCGAAGGAGGCTGAGAAGCTCGCCAGCCAGCTCGCTGCCCTTGTCCTCTACGACGATGGGGTTGTCGGCGTCGCCCGAGAGCGCCAGCTTGTCGCCGTAGCGCGCCGGATCCCACTTGGCCAGCAGCTTCAGGTCGGTCTCGATGATCAGCTTGTCGCGCTGCGTGTCTTGCGTGCTGTCGCCCCGGCCGCGCGCCGTCTCGCGAGCGTTGATGGCGATGCGATCATAACCCGCGGCTCGCGCGCGCGTATACGCGAGGCCTAGGTCGGGGTCGGAGCGGCACCAATCATACCACGTCGTGTAATGCGGCATGCCCGGCTCTGAGAGGATCGGCGCAAGCATTTCACCCATGGATATGCGCTGCAGAACGATATCAATCTGCTCGACGTTGGGCGCCACCGGTGGGCGGCGCTTCACTAGGCTGGGCTTGTCTGGCATATGCTGTCCCGCATCGCTCTGCAGGACAGCACATAGCACCAGCAGCATCAGCCTTCAAGCAATGCTCAGATCAGATCGCTGCCGTCTTCCGGCTCGTGCGCAACATCTGCAACATCTGCAACACGTTGAGCTTGTGTTGCATCTTGCAGCTTTTTACCAGTCGCATCGGGGCGCTTTTGAAAGAAGCTCGGTTCGCGGCACTTTTTGCATTTTCTTGCAATACCCCGCGCGTACTGTGCTTGCCGCGCGACCAGCGTGTCGTAGCCCTTTTCGCAAGTGGCGCACAGACCGTTGAACTCGTGAAAATACCAATTCTTCCCGCGAAGCCTACGGACGGCGAGCCCCTTATACTCAAAAGCGGGGCCGTCAACATCGTCATCCGGGCAAAAAGTCGAACCGGGCACGGGAGCTGGGTAGCCCTTCCGGTCTTTAGGCTGCTCACCCAACCACTGCTCGTAGTTTCGGGAAAAAACGTTTCCCTTGGGCTTCTCGGCGCGCCTCACCGTCTCCGGTGCCGAACGATAAACCAAACCGGCTTCGGCCGCCGTGTCGAACGACCCCAGCCAACGCTGGCGCCGCGTGACCGGATCGTAGACGCGCGCCGTGAACTTGCAAACGCGCGGGTCAAACTTCACGCCGCGCTCGGCCTTGGCTTCCTGAAAACATTGCGCAATGCGCGCATCAGTGAAATCATCTCTGGATGGCATAGGATCGTTTCTCCGTTCGGTTCTGTGTCGGGGCGCTCGGCGAAAACGAGCGCCCCACCCCCATGCTATACGACAAAAAGAAAAACGGGGCAATACACCTAATTTACCCATAGCAGGAAACGCATCACGCAACGCTGCAACAAGCTGTTACATCCAACGTGCAACACACCTATAGCCCTATATACTTTCAGATAGGGGCTATAGGAGTGTTGCACGTGATTAGGGGTGTTGTGGGATATGCACCACGTTGCAACACGGTGCAAATGCTGCAAATGGTGGCTACCATTCGGTTGCACGATCTGGGCCCCTCACCCACGCACCTTGCACTTTTTTGCAAGGCCACCTGACCTTGTTTTCTGCAAGCGAATGCCTTACTATACAAATCCACTCTGGGGAGATTTAGATCCAATGCGCAACGCAACTGCCCGGCTGATTATGGCCGCGACGCTGGCCCTCGCCGTGATCCTAGCCGCCCTGATCGCTCTGGCGCCGACGCGCGCCGCGGCGCAGGTGTCCTGCCGGCAGGTGGGCGGAACGACGTACTGCAGCGACGGCAGCAGCTCGAGGCAGGTGGGCGGCACGACGTACTTCAGCGACGGATCGACCTCACGTCAGGTGGGCGGCTCGACCTATTACAGCGACGGCACCAGCTCGAGGCAGGCGGGAGGATCCACCTACTTCAGCGACGGGTCGACGTCGCGTCAGGTCGGCGGCTCCACCCTCTTCAGCTCGCCGACCACCGGCGCGAGGCGCGAGAGCGGCACCACCTACCCGGGCGGCGTATCGACCTGCCGCATGATCGGCGCCAGCCTGTACTGCTACTGACAGGCGATCGATCCGCTACGAGGCCCGGCGGCCAGCCCGCCGGGCTTTTAGCCTAAAAAACCCAGCATTTCCGCCATTTTTACCCGGCAGGCGCGGGCCTTCCCCGCCGAGGCCCGGCACCCGGCTGCTGGGCTGCTAGAGCCCAAAAAGCCAATAATTCCAGTACCTTGTTCTTTTTTACAAAAAAGTGCATCCAGCCTATTGCAAGCGCCTGCCTGCAGGCGTAGGGTGTTCGAGCTGAAACGAAGCAAGGGACGAACCGATGACCAAGATTATCGCCACCTTCTCCAACGGTCACACTGACGAGTACAAGGGCAAGCGCCCGGTTACCGCCGCTTGGCTGATCACCAAGATTGAGGACGGATCCGTCGTAAACAGCGGCCACAGCTTCGACCTCGACGCCGCCGCCAAGACCGCCAAGAGCAACACTCCCCGCGCGATGGAGACCTTCCGCAGCCGCGTGATGACCCCCGGCTATTATGCGTACATCATGGAGCATTACGTCCGCCCGGCGGGCTGCAGCACGATCGCCCAATACAACGCCTACGCCAGCGCCGCGAACGCCGCGAAGGCCGCGGAATACAAGGTCGAGATCATTAGCCTCTAACCCCACCCCGGCGGGGGCTTCGGCCCCCAGCCACCCACACCACCAACAACAAAGAGACAACCAGACTATGACCACCGATAGCGCAGATCAAACGGCGGGATCGAACGGTAATGGCGGCAGTCGAATGGACCGGCCATTGTCTTTTAGCGAGAGCATCATCGGACTTGTGACGTGCGCGCTGGCGCTCGCTGTCGTGGTCTGGTGCGTGATTTAGAGGAGCGCATCTTGAGCGAGCAATTCCAGCCACCGCCGCCTGTCTCCGAATTGAAATGGCCTTTCGGCCAGCAAGCCGGGGAGTGGCAATGGAAGTCCTTCACGGAAGGCGACTATGCCGGTCACACGGTCATAGGGGTGCGCTGCGACGGCCCGCGCGGGCCCGGTCTGCAATACCTTATCCCGCTGGATTGGGCGCACTTTGAAGGCAGGCCGGAAGTCGGGCGCGGCGATGCAGAAGATCACGCCAAGTTGGTCTGTGCCGCCATGAATGAGTTTCTGAAAAACCACCCAGAAATCCGAAACAACAAGGCAAAGTGAAGGAGCCGTTCGGATGGGCATGACGCGATCCCTGCAAATCATGGCAGCGCTCTCGGCGCTGGCAAGCTCTGGCGCGCTAGACGTGCCGGGCGGTGAGCCGCCGCCACGCATGGACCGCCACGGCAAGCGCCTCAAGGTAGAGCTGACCCAGGCGAACATTCGGAAGAAAAAGTCCGCCAGCCTTCAAAAGCTGCTGCGGAAATAATTGGAGCGAAAGTTATGGCCTATAGCGACTATGGCGGATATGCGTTCAGGAACGGCCAGCGCGTCGAAGAACGCAGCGACGCCGTGCTATCTCCCGAAGGCATTAAGAGCACACCGGGTCAGTGGCCCGGCTGGACTTTGGAAGAAGGCCGCAGCGGCGGCAGCTATCACGCCCTGATGGGCGATGGCCCGATTTTCGTCAGCCTATACAAGCAATCTTCAATCGGGGTGCACCGCCTCGGTGAAAGTATCGACCTGCTGACGCTGGACAACAACGTCAAACCGGATCGTATCAGCGAATACGAGGGGCGTCGGTATCTCAGCGCCCCGCACGACGCTTCAATCGAAGATGATGAACCGACCATCTTCAAGGTGGACGGGCATACGCTGGAAGTCTTCTGGCGCAATGAGGACAATTATTACGTCTATGCGCGCCTTACCCAGCCTGACGGAACGGTCTGGACTGGATGGTCTGGCTATGGCGTCGGCGCTGGTCTGGAAGATGCCGGGTACGGCTATAGCACCGAAGACCGGAACGACACGCTGAACGACCTGTTCGGCGCTCGCCCGCTGCCTCAATAACGGAGGGAAAAGTCATGGCTGAACCGGCACTCACCAAAGTCAGCACCGGGGTCAACACCAAGAACTGGGCGCCGATTTATTACGTCGAGGCTCGCATGTCGCCTGATCGTCCGTGGCGGATGGTCACTGACGGCAAGAAGTGGTGCACCCATCGCAGCAAGGCGGCGGCAGAGCGTGAAGCCCGCTCGCTCGAAAAGCGCCTGCGCGCCAAAACGAAACCCAACTAGAGGCGAGCGTTCGATATGGCCGAAATGATTTATTGCGCCCGCTGCCTGAAACGCCATGAAGACGGGCTGTACCATGACAAGGACGGCAATCTTGAGCCGCCTCGGTTCGTGCGCCTTTCCGATGACGACATTGCGCGGTTCGACAAGGCGCTGATCGCCAGCAGCACACACCTTTACGATTTGAAAGTCTGAGGAGCGCCAGTCATGGACCGAAACAGCGTCATAGAGGAATGCGCCGCCAAGCTGGACGAGATGGAAGCGAAGGCGCGAGAGGAACAGAACGATGACAAAGAGACATACGAAAGCCTCTACCGCGCGCTGGCCTTTCATTTCGCAGCCCGCGTTCTTCGCGCCATGAAATCTTAAGGAGCGCTAGGAATGGAAATCATCTACGGTCTTTCGGCACTGTGGGCGGCGGGATGCGTCATCGCCCCGTTGGTCGGCACCTATTACCTCTGGCAAGACGATGGTCGCTGGATGGCTGCGCTGTTTTTCGCCATCGGTTTGCCGGTTGGTGCCGTGCTGGCCGTCCTGCCGTGGTGGGCAATCGCGGGCACAAAATCTCCTGACCTAGCGACCCTGAAAAAAGGGCAATGGGCCTGCACCGCCTCGCGTCTCGAAACCACGATGATGCCGGTCAGCACCGGCAAGACAACCATGCTGGTGCCGACGACGTATAGCGTCTGCGTCACCTATTCCAAGCTGCGATAGGGGAGGGGCAAGAATGGCTGACTGGCAACCAATCGAAACAGCGCCCAAGGACGGAACGCCGATCATCGGCGGCTTCTTTAACATGCCGTGGGCCAACAGCCACCAGAACGGCGATATTGTCCGTTGCTGGTGGCAGCCTGAGTTCGCCGCCTTCATTTCCTCATGTCGGGAAATGTCGTTAGCCGCTGGCTACACCTTCGAGAACGGCGCGACGCGCCAACTTCATTCGCCCGAGATCGAGAACGTCACCCACTGGATGCCGCTGCCTGCGGCACCGAAATAAGCGAGCCATCACCATGCAGGAAATGTTCGACGATTTTGGGAAGATGCTAGTGATCTTGGCGCTGATCGTCGCCGCTATCGCTGGCGGCATCGGCTTTCTGTTGGGGCGGATATGACCGGCATGGATACTTTCGGCGTCCGCAATGTCCCTCCGTGCGGTGACTGCCACGATGATGGCACCTGTGCGATGAACTGCGGCCCCAAGATCGCCCGCCTTGAAGCGCTGCCGCTTATCGAAAAGGTTTCTCCCGCCTCCTGCCTAGGGCATCGCACCCCCCACCCGCTCTGTCCCTGTTGCGGCGGTCATGCCGGTATTCGCCGCGCCCGAAACAACCGCAAGGCGCGCAAGCCCCGTTACAAAGATCATCACTGAGGAGCGAAATTTCATGGCCGAGAAACCGGACCTGCAAGGCTGCGAAAGCTGCGACAAGGAATTGCCCATCGAGCAGATGACCTCGATGGAGGATTGCTGGTTCTGCCCCGGATGCGTGGAGGCGTTCCAGAAGGAATTTGACGCCTGCGACCATCGCTGGAAGCCGCACACCAGCACCATGGGCGAACCGGGGCGCGTCTGCGAGCGGTGCAGCGGGTTCGTGGCGGATGAAGATGCCGCTGCGGTCGGCGTTTAGAAGGGAGCCCATCATGGAAACCGGCTTTTGTGAAACAGGAACGCTCGCCACCATCACGCGCGAGAACCCGTCCGGCGCGCTGCGCTATCGTCCCCGCCTTCCTTCCGAGGGTATGCCCGGCATCGTGCTGCAACAGGAATGGTCCATCTGGACCTATGAGGGCGGGAACCTGAAGGGCGAGCGGCGCGAGTGGCGCGACGTTCCTTTCGTTACTGACCCCGAAGCCTGAGGAGTCCCACGAATGGAAATCTTGAGCAAGTTGTATCTGGAACTGGCCGCGACGTTGCCGCCCAGCGTGAAGTCGCGGCGCGAACTGGCACTTGAGCAGCAGCGCGACAAGCTGGCCGTCTCCATGCTGCTGATCGCCAACGGTGCAGCGGAGCCGCAACAGGTCGCCGCCGACGCCATCGAAAGACTGGAAACCGCCAAAGCGGCCAGGCCGCAATAGGGAGCCCCCATGACCAACCTATCACCAGATGCGCTTAGAGGGTTGCTTGAGATGGCCCTCGCCAAGGCAATTAATTTTCACGGAATAGATGCCTCTCTCAACACGCCCGACTTTATTCTTGCAAAGCAGTTATCACGGCAAGTAGCGGAGTATTTAGAGGCCACCATCGCCCAGCGCGTCATAGACCTTGAGGCAGAGAATGAACGGTTGCGCGCCCTTGTCGAGAAGCTAGGGGAGGCGTTGCGGGAACACACAGACAACGTTAGCTACCATGAGGACTGCGAGTGCGCGGGGTGTAAACGCATTCGCAAAGGCAAAGCCGCCCTCACCGACTACCACGCCTTCAAGGCGCAGAGCGAAGGAGAGAAGTGATGGTTAGCAAAGCAATCATCATCGGGAGCTACCGTAAAGGCGGCAATTCGGCATGGAAACCCAAGAAGTGTCCGCATTGTGGCGGCGAGTTTGACAGTCGTTATTCGAAGGCGTGCCTCAGCTTCATTTGTCTCAACACCAGGAAATCCCCATGACCCAATCTCAAACAGACATAGCGGCGCTGGTGGCGGAGTTGCGCCGAATGACGAAGCTGTACCGCGAGTATTTTGGCGGTGACGCAAAATCCGCAGCCGTATGGGAGCAAGCCGCCGACGCCCTCGAAGCCAAGGCCGCGCCAGAGGTGATGACGTACGGCACGGTTGAAACGCTTCGCATCGCAAAGGTTTTTCGGTGGCTTGTGAGCAACGGCGCACCCGACGATGTGAAAGAGGCATTTTCCGCCCTCACCGCCGCCCTCCAACCCGAAGGAAAGTAATTTCTATGGCCGTTAGCACCCGCGAATTAAAAATGGCAGAGGCGCAAGGCCGCATCGGCTACCTGTACGGTCATCCGCGCGATTGCGCCGGTTATGACGCCATTAGGCTGCCATATTACCAGCGTGGATGGGATAAGGCCCAACGTGAAAAACCCGGCGTACCGTTGCAGCGCCGTTTTCAATCCCAACCCGAAGGAAAGGGGAGATAGATGGAAGAGAAACCATACGGCGGCGACCCGAACCACAAGCATGAGTGGGGCGAATGGGAACTTATCACCTACACTGGCGATTGGTTTAACCCCCGCCTATTCAGGCGTGAGTGCCGTTGCGGCGCTAAACAAGACGACGAACACTGAGCCCCACCCCATGCTGACACAAGAGAGAATGAGAGAGTTGCTGTCGGAGGAAATACTCAAGACGCCAAAGGGGGCGACTTACGCCATGCTGTCATCGCATGATGCTTTTTCCGGTGCCGCCCTCTCCGCCATGACCCGCGCAGTACAGGAGGCGGTGGAGGAAGCGGCGAAGGTGGCGGATGGTCTTTTGGTCTTGGGCGATCCGCCCGATTACCAGCAGGGGCTTATAGACGCCGCCACCGCCATTCGTTCCCTAGCCCCTAGGGACTGACCCCGCCGGCCCGGATCCTGAAAAAAAAGCGCGTGAGGCTCTTGCAACCGCCTGATTGCAGGCGTAGGGTTTCTGTACTGATTTGAAACCAAGGGACAACCGCCATGAACACCAACGCTCAGGAATACCCCACCCTCCGCTCCAAGATCGCCGCTCAAAAGGCCGAGCGCGCCCAGCGCTACGCCGACTTCGAGGCTCTGATGGCCAAGGCGTGGGAGGCGGGCGTGGCCGCGGGCAACGCCGCCCGGCCCAGCGTCATGATCGTCGAAGAACGCGCCAACCCCCTCGACGACAACTCGCCGGTGCGCCAACAGTGGATCGAGCCGGAGGGGCCTTGCGGCTTCGCGTGGGTCAACATCTACCCGGCGAACTCATCCTTCGGCCGCTGGGCCCTCAAGACCGGCGCCGCGCGCAAGGCCTATGGCGGCGGGCTGGAGATCTGGATCAGCCTGTTCAACCAGAGCGTCGAGCGCAAGGAGGCCTGCGCCGCGGCCATGGCCGCCGTCCTGCGGCAGGGCGGCCTGCAGGCCTACGCCAACAGCAGGCTGGACTAAGCCCCGAGGAGAATTGAGCCATGACCTTTCGCAAGACGCCCGCGCCCCTCTCCGCCGGGCCCACCATCAGCCGCGAGCATGCCGGCGAGGACTACCCTCGCTGGGTCGTGCGCGCCCCCAATGGGGACTACGTCGGGGAGGCCGCCAAGCTCGAAAACGCCAAGGATCTGGCCCGGCGCTGGTCGGAAGAAAACCAAGGAAATCAGTGACTTATAAAATAGTCGGGCTGACTTGCACTTTTTTGCACGCACCCTATTGCAACTGCCTGATTGCAGGCCTATCCTTAGTTCACTGATTTGAAACCAAGGGACAACCGACATGACCGCCACCCTGACCCTCCACCCCGCTGCCATCGACGCCCGCCACGGCGGCCCCTTCGACCGTGGCAGCGCCGACAACTACTACGGCCGCCCCTTCGA